CCGCCAGGCACTCGTCGGCCACGTCGCTGAGCGCCAGGTCCGCCTCGCGGGCCAGGGTGTAGAGCACGACCGGCAGCAGCACCGCCTGCACCAGGCAGGCGCCCAGGGCGCCCGTCAGCGCGACCCCAGCGAGGCCCAACGCAATCAGCTGCGTCTGCGCCCGGCGGGCGTGGACGCAGCAGGTCAAGGCAGCCACGATGCGCGCGATGTCAGGGGTGCCCGGCATGCGCCGAGCTTGGCGTCACGACCTCGCCAGATACAGGCCGCAGGCCGGGTCGTCCGCTCCTACCAGCACCCCACGCTCGGCGCATCGACCAGCGGCGCAGGCCTGGCAGGCCCCGCAGGTGGCGCGCTCCGCCCGCCCCTCGGCCAGCGCCCGGCGCACGTGGGCGGGCAGGCCCGGCGGGCCAGGGCCCGCGTCCCCCTCGGCCGGCGGCAGCCAGAAGGCGCTGGCGCGCGCCCGGATCACCGGGGCCAGCGCGTAGCGCACCGCATCCCAGACATGCTCATGGCCCGGGGCCAGCGCCGGCAGCACGTCGCCGCTCAGCCGGTCGGTCTTGTAGCGCCACAGCCGCGCCTCCTCGGCGGCGTGCCGGCAGCGCGGATGGATGACGATGCGCTCGAGGCTGCGCAGGAACGCCACCCCGTCCTCGACGCTGCCCTGCCACTTGTCGGCGCCGACGATGCGAAAGCCCTGGCGGGCCACGTAGCTGATGGTCTCGGGGCGGGCCGAGTCGGCGCGGATGAGGTGCTGGCGCGAGCCCGGGATGCGGTCCAGGCGCGCCGGGACCTGGTCGATCTCGATGCCGACCCCGTACTCCTCGTGCTCCACGTACAGGGTGCGCCCGGCGAGCCAGCAGCGCACCAGCGCCGTCGGGTCGCTGGCGAAGCCCCAGTCCGCACCGTAGTAGGGGCCGTCCCAGCCCGCGTCCGGCTCGAAGGGCTCCGCCACCCACTTGCCGGCGAGCACCTGGGTGTCCGACTTCTCGTTGAAGCCGCCCAGCCACACGTGAGCGTAGCCGTCGGGGTCGGTGCGCTGCATCCACGCGCGCTCGGCCTCGAGCTCCGGCGGGAAGTACGGGTTCTCGTCGTAGTTCACCCGCCGCACTATCGCCCCCGGGGGCGGGGCCACCACGAAGCGCTGGTAGACCGGATCGGTCTCATGGTCGGGGTTGAAGGTCACCCAGATCTCGCTGCCCGGGGCGCGAATGGTCGGGATCAGCAGCCGCCAGGAGGCCTCGGACACCGAGTGCGCCTCCTCCACCCAGCAGATCGAGATCCGCTCCATCGACTTGATCTCGTCGGCATTGTGGCGCAGGCCCTTGAAGATGAACTCGCTCCCAGCGTGCGAGCGGATGAAGCTCTCGCCCACCTGGTACTGCCCGGACAGGCCCAGCGCCGCGATGCGGTCGGCGAGCAGCCGGTGCACGCTGTCCTTGATGCTGATCTGCAGCTCGCGGGCGCACAGCACCCGCATCGGCCGGGCGGCGGCCGCGCGCACGATCAGGCTGGCGAAGGTCCAGGACTTACCGCTGCCCCGCCCGCCCCAGGCCACCTTGTAGCGCGCCGGGCGCTCGAGCTCCCGGGCCCAGGCGGGCAGCGGCACCTCAACGGCGGCGGTCACCCGCGCCGCGGCCCGGCGCCGGCGCTCAAGCTCGGCCGCGGCGCGCAGACGGGTGGGGTAGGTCACGGGGTGGGTGAGAGCACGAGGGTCGCCTTCGCTGCCCGTGGCGCGGCAAAGGGGCGACCGTCGCCGTCACGGATGGCCCCGCGCAGCAGATCCGATATACTGATCTGCAGGCCGGGTGAGTGGGTGGTGCCTGCTGCACCAGAAATCGATGGCGCATGGCCCAACCGTGTAGCGCCCGGCTCTCGTGCCGCCCCGCCGCGCGCGGGGCGTTCTATTTCCGTCAGGCTCTGGTCGTAGAAGCGCCGCCCGTCAGCGCGCTCCTTCACAGTGATCTTCACCCGGTAGACCTGCCCGTATACCCGCGCAGCAGCGTAGCGGCGGTGCACAGCCACGATACCCAGATCGCCCCTGCGATCCGGATACGACTCGGCGAGTACCGCTCGCACAAGCAGCGACGGCAGGGATCGGATCGCGCGCAGATGCAGGACATCGGTGCGCCGGCTATGGCTCAGCACCTTCTCGAGCCCCTTGCGCGCCACGAGGATGGCCCATCCGGTGTCGTTATTGCGATAGGCCCCACGCAAGCTACCGAGCGCCCACTGCAGGACCTCCTTCGCGGTGCCGTGAATCTCATCGGTCAGATCGATGATCTGGACAGGTCCCAGCCCGAACAGCCCCGGCCGCTGACCGAATCGCCAGGCCCTGCGCCAGCGTCGCTTACCCAACTCGCCATCCAGGTGATAGCCGGGCTGATCACGAAACTGCCTGGACTTGAGGATCAGGATGCGCATCATGGGGGCATGGTCGGCTCACGACTTGACAGCCGGCCCCAATTGCCTCTGCTCGCTCACCGGTGCTACTGTCCGGCAAGAGAAAACCCATGCCGCCCGCGGGCTACAATCCAAGTGGGCATCGCCCCGCCTGCGTCAGCGGCCAATTTACCTGCTCACGCCTCCTCCACCCCCACCCCAGCCTCCTCCAGCACCACCTGCCCCAGCTCCAGGCTGCGGCGCCAGCGCTCGACCATGGGCGGGTCCGGCGCCCGATGGACCACGCGCGCGACCCCGGCCTGGACCATGGCCGCGGCACAGGCCGCACACGGCGGGTGGGTGATGTACATGGTGCAGCCGCGGGCGCTGGTGCCGATCCGCGCCGCCGAGAGCAGGGCGTTCAGCTCCGCGTGCACCACCAGGTGCAGCTTCAGCTCCCGGTCGTGCAGCCGGGCCGGCGAGTCCACCAGCCCGCGGGGCAGCCCGTTGAAGCCGGTGGCCCGCACCTCGCGGTCCGGGCCCACCAGCACCGCCCCGACCCGGGTCGAGGGGTCCTTGCTCAGTGTCGCCGCATGGGCGGCCATGCCGAGGAAATAGCCGGTCCAGCGCTCGCTCACCTACGCCCCCATCGCCTCCGGCCATCCCGGGCGCGCCGCTCCCGGATCGTCCCTGGCATACCACTGCCGCCCCGTGTTGACCTCCAGGTTGTGGAGCATGAGCATGGCCGAGGCGAAGAGGCGCCCCATCCGGGCCAGCCGCTGGGTCACCTGCCAGAGGTCGTTGCGGTGCACCAGCACCAGGTGCGAGTCCGGCAGCTCGATGGACGCCGCCAGCGCCAGCAGCTCGGCCTCGCTCCTACCCACCCCGTACTTCTCCACCGCCGCCAGCAGGTCCTCGCGCAGGCGGTCGTAGTGGGCGAGCGAGAGCGCGTGAGCGCGGCGGTTGACGAACGCGCGCACCTCGCGCGAGAGCCCGGGAGCCGGCGGGGGCAGAGCGGCAGGCTGCACGGTGGCCTGGGCCGGGTGGGTCCGGCCCCAATGCTGCCAGAGCACGTCGTCGCACTCGGCCTGGTACCGGCGCACCCGCTCGCGCAGCTCGTGCCGCACCTTGTTCGGGTGCAGGGTCATCAGCCACCCGGGGAGTTTGCGCAGGGGGAGGCAGAGGGCATCCTGGGGACCGCCGCCGGAAGGGATATGGATTACCCGAATACCCCAGCGAGCCCGATCGACCTTTAGCTTCTCGTACTGGCCAGGCCAGTTGAGACCCATGCCCTCGACGATGGGCTTCATAGGGACAAACGGCTCGCCCTGGTAGTCCACCAGGTACAGGGTCTGTCCGTGGAAGGAAACGGTGACGGGCGCGGAGGCGCCGATGGGCTGGTCGATCATGATATGACCCTCTGACTGATCCTGAAGGCCGCCACCAGCCGACGCCAATCGGCAGAGGGTGGCGGGTGGCACGGGGTTGGCGTACCGGTCAGAGGATCGGCGCGCCCGAAGGCGCCCCCATGACACCCGCCATGGAACCGCGGGCGCAAAAAAGGCGCATCGGGTGAGCGCCTGGGCGCTCTGACTCGGGACGCCAATCCCGGCCGCCCCTGCGGGGCGACGGGTAGGAGAGTAGGCCGGCGAGCTCACCGCGTCAATTCCGCCAGACTCTGGTCTCCCGGCCACCGCCACGCTCACCCCTTCCCCCGCGCCAGCGCCTCCAGCTCCGCGTCCGAGAGCCGGGACACGTCCACCCGGATGGCCTGGTCGTCCAGGCCCCAGGCCTTGCGCTCGCCGTCCTGTTTGCCCTTGAGCGCGGCCACGTGGTCGCCGATGGTGTCTGCCAGGATCTTGGCCACCTTGGCCGCGCCCCAGTCCTCGGCCGCCTCGGCCTCCTCCGCGCGCCGGATGCAGCGTTGGCGCAGCCCCTCCAGACCCTCCCACTCGCGCCGGTGGCGCTCGACGACCGCCGCCCGGCGCTCAGCCTCGGCATCCATCGCCGCGGCCTTTTCAGCCTCGTGGCCGCCGGCCACCATCCCGGCCACCTTCTCGGCCACTTTGCGCCGGATAGCCGGCTCCACGTCCTGCGTCCAGCCCTCGGCCGCGGCCCGCTTCTGCACCGCTGCCCGGCTCATGGAGTGCTTGCCGGCTACCGCGTTCAGCGACATGCCAGCCTCATAGTCGGCCCGCACCGCCGCCCACTGCTCGGCCGTCAGCCGCGGCATCTACCTGCCCTCCTCGCGCCGGATCACCACTCGTGCCCCGCTGCCCGGCACGTGCTCGGGCAGCGCGTGGCAGCGGTACGTCCCCACCGGGGCGGCCCCGCAGGCGCACAGGGCGCTCGCCGCCCCCAGCACCTCGAGGTCGCAGTCCGCGCAGCGCACCGCCGGCCCCCTGGCCAGCACCCGGCCGCCGCACACCCGGCAGACGTGGTCCGTCACCCGCCAGCCGGAGACCGCCCGGGCGCTCATGGCGCAGACCCTCCAGGCTGCCCCAGGAGCGCGAGCTGCACGGGGGGCGCTACCAGTGCACCACCCAGCCCGCCATCTCTGCGCCTAGGCCGGCCTGCGTCGCTCCTGCGGCGCCGGCCCGGCCCGCGCAGCCCGCCCAGCAGGTCCGGGTCGAGGCCCGGCGGCTGGCACGCGGCACGCCGGATCTGCGCATAGCCCAGCGCCATGGCCACCTCCACCACCCCGGTCACCGCACGGACCATCACCGCCCCCGCCGAGGCCCACACCGCCACCGTGGCCAGCACCAGCCGCGGGCGCCCGCCGCGGGCATTGCGGCCACGCAGTACCTCCCGCTCGCGGTTGTAGCAGGACACGCACACCGGCCAGCCGGCCCGCGCGCGGATGAGCCGCGCGGCCCGCGCCCCGCAGCGCGGGCAGGCGCGCGACGGCGCCGGGGCAGGGGCCGGCTCCCCGGCGTGGCTCGCGCCCACCGCGCAGCCCCGGCACTCCCACAGGCGGCAGGAGGGGTCGCGCGCCTCGACCTTGGCCCGCTGGTAGAGCCGGGCGCAGCCCGCCGGGGTCAGGGTGAGGCCGCCGGCGTGGCGCTCGCAGCGGAAGGTCTGCACGGTCACCGCGGTCCCTAGAACGGGATCTCGTCAGCGTCGACGGGCGCACCGCTCGCGGCGCCGTTTCCGCCCCCGACCTGCCTCGGGCGCGGCTGGGCTGGCCGCTCCTGCCGTGCTGGCGCCTGGCCGACGCCGTGCCGGCGCCCCCGGGTCTCGTCGGGCGGGTCGAACAGGCTGGCGTAGACGCGGTCCTCGCCCTCCTTGCGCGGGATGGCCGCCAGGTTGGCCAGCGCATCGATGGTCACGTACTGGCGCCCGTCCTGGGCCTCGTGCAGCTGCCCGATGGTGCGCCAGCGCTTCTTCGTCTCCCCGGACGAGTCCTGGTACTCCCCGGTCGACACGACCAGGTGCTTGAGAACGGTCATACGTCACCTCGCATTGCTTGCCATTTTGGAGCTTCCGCCACACTCGGCCAGGGCATCGCGCCGCGCCCGGGCTGCGGCACGAGCTGTTGGCTCGGGCGGTCGAAGTACAGCCGCACCCGCCCCTCCCACTCGCCGTGGCGCTGCTTGACCACCAGCAGCTGCGCGTCGGGCTCCTGCGGGTCGCTCGCCTCACCGGCCTCGCACCGGCGCTCCTTGGCCTTGTTGCGGTGCACGATGAGCACGTTGTCAGCGAGATCCGTGATCTCGCCCGCGCCCTTGATGTCGTACTTGTCGGGCACGTGCTCCTCGCGCTCGCGCTTGCGGATGTGATGCACCAGGTGCAGGTGGATGCCGTGGGTCTTCGCCGCCCAGCACAGCCGGTCGACGAACGTCTTCTGCGCCGGGTAGTCGTCGGGGGCCATGCCGCATTTGACCAGGCTGTCGATGACCACGTGGCGGATGCGCAGCTCCCTGGCCGCGTAGCAGACCATGCCGAGGATGCGCTCGGGCGCGACCGTGTCGGTCTGGTCGTAGATCCACAGCCGCTCGTCGGTCCACGCGAGCCAGCGCTGGATGAACGCCAGGCTCGGCACCTCGCCTCCCGAGGCCTGGCGCAGCATCCTGGCGAGCGTCGCGGCTGGCGGCATCTCGAGCGATGCGATCAGCACGCTGGTCGCGGGCAGCAGCCAGAGCATCGTCTGGCCCAGCACCAGGGACTTGCCGTGGCCGTTGACCCCGGCCCAGATGGTGGTCTCCCCGGGCCGCAGGCGCAGCCTCGCCTGCGTCTCGCTCCACGGCAGTGCGTCGCCGTGCTGGGACACCCCGAGCAGCAGCCGGTCGCGGACCGCGTCGTACCAGTCCGAGGCCGGGCGGATGAATTGCGACTCCTGAGCCCCGACGAAAGCCAGGAAATCGACGTCTTCGGGCACGGTACGCATGCTCACCAGCGCTCCCAGTTGGCGTAGTCGTTACGCTCGGCCTTCGTGTCGCGGTCGTGCTTGTGCTTCCAGGTGCGCACCGCCGCCTTCCAGTCCCGCATCGGGCTCTTGCCCACCATCCAGCCCTTGGTGGCGTAGAAGTCCACGAACTCGCTGCCGTCGAGGCGAAAGCCGATGCTGCGCGCGTACTCCTCGACCTCGTAGGCGGTGGGGCGCTTCATCGACCTGGCACCGTTGACGCCAGGCTCCGCGGCAGCCGCGGTCCCCGGGGTCGGCGCGTCCCCTGGCCGCTGGCGCGGCGTGCGCGGCAGCTCCGCGGGGCGCGCCCTGGCCTGGGCCAGGTGGTCGTCGATGAGCGCCAGCATCTCGGCCTCGCTGGGCGCCGGGCCCGCCGGTGCTCCGGCCGGCTGGCGGAGCGGTGCGGACGGACCCTGGGGAGCCCGCGGCAGCGGCTCTTCGGGGTTGCCTTCTTGCCCCGAAGGGGCGTCACCTACCTCCGGCGAGGGCGCAGCCCGAGACGCTACGGCCTCGCCCCCGGTCACGGTCCCGGTGGGTAGGGGGGGGCTATAGGGGGGGTTCTTGGATCTCCCTCTCCCTTTCTTAGCCGTGACAGGCCCGTGACAGGTGCGTGACTCCTCACAGCTTGTCACGCGTGACAGGTCGGTGACCGGCGTGTGACCTGGGCGCCCGGGATCGTCACTAGTCACCGGCGCCTCGCCGTGACCAGTCGCACCATGACGCTCCCCAACCAGCTCTCTCAGTCTCGAGGTCGGCGTATCCCAGGACGGCACCTGCCCGCAGGCGCGCAGCACCTCGAACATGTGCCTGCGCTCGGCGCGCTCACGCTCCTTGCGCGCATTGGCAGACACCTGGGCGTCCTTGTAGCGCAGCCGCTCTTCCCACGCCTGCTCCACGATCTCCGCCACGGTGCGGTGGTACAGCCGCCCGTCCCGGCACTTGATCCAGCCGCGCAGCGCCATCGCGCACACCTTGCGCCACTTCTTCAGGTCGCGGCCATACCCGGCCAACGCGGCCAGCACGCGCTCATCGTCCGGCAGGCTCCCGGCTGGCACCTGATGGAACGCGCGGCCCCACAGCACCAGTCCGGCGCGAAACTCGGCGTCGGTGGCCAGCGCGAAGAACTCGGAGTTGAACAGCCGGCCGAGATCTAGCTTCATCCACTGATAGCCTCTGAGGTCCACCTCGGCGGACACCAGCGGCTCGGGCAGCTCGGCCTGGCTCATACCATCTCCTCCAGCTCCGCACGCAGCCTCCTGGCCTCCAGGAACGCCTGGCGCTCGCGCTCCAGGTCCCGCGGCGAGAGGCGCTCCCCCCGCGCCCGCGCGCCCCTGGCGCAGGCGAGCACGGTCTCCTCGGCGCGCAGGCGCTGCTCGACGCAGGCGCGGGTGCGCGCCTGGTAGCGGTGGCGCCCGCCGCCCCAGGACTCGCGGTACAGGGCGCTGTCCGGGTAGAGCGCGCCCATGGTCAGGCCCACCGCGCCCAGCACGTCGGCCGGCGCGCAGCCGGCGTGGCAGTGGATCAGGATGATCCCGTCGGGGTCGAAGCGGATGGACAGCGAAGGGTCGTCATCGGCGTGCGCCGGGCAGCGGCAGGTGTAGTCGTCGGCACCCGCGCGGCGCACGCGCTCGAACCGGGCAAGGAAGTCCTGCCGGTCGATCATCCGCGGGCGCGGGGCGCTGACGTAGCGTGGCTGGCGTGCGCTCATGCCCGCGCAAGCCCTCGCGCGCGCTCCATGCGCCGCACCTGCTCGGCCGAGCGCCGGGCGACCAGCCAGCGCTGGGCGGTGGCGGCCTCCTGCCGCGCCCGCGCCGAGGGCGCCGTGGCGAGCTCGACGCCGGCCTCCCGGATCAGGTCCTCGAGCAGCTCGTCGCGAGTGCCCAGGATCAAGTGCGGCAGCTGCCCGGGTCCCATCTCGCCGCCCTACCCGCGCGCCACCACCGGGCGCCGCGCCCAGATCTCGCGCACCCGCGCCTGCAGCTCCTCGCGCACGGCGCCGGGCGCGAGCCGCTCGATGGCCGCCCGGCGCCCGGCCCGCTCCGGCAGCGCCGCGATCTGCGCCGCCCGCGCGGCCAGCCAGCGCGCGAGGCACTCCCGCCGCTCCCGCGCCCAGCGCTCCTCGGTGGCTTGCACCGCGGGGTCGTCGCGCCAGCCCACGCCGCCCGTCCAGGTATCAACGCGGCCCATCACCGCACCCGCGCGCCGTCCAGGGCCGTGCCAGATACCAGCGCTGCAGGGCCCAGGATGCCTGCTCGGCCCGCACCCGCGCGGAGCGCTCGCGGCGCTCGGCGCGCAGGTCCTCGGAGCACCCGCAACGCGCAGTCCACACCGGGAGCCGGGTCGAGTCCCAGCGGCGGCGGGCTACACGCCGGGCCGTCGCCGGGGTCATGTCAGGTACTCCACCAGCACCGCCCGGCCCGCCTCCCAGCCGCGGCACACCTCGACGCGAAAGCCCTCGGCGCGCAGGCTCTCGATGGTCTCGCGCTGCTCGACCTCGACCCGTCCGCCCTGGCGGCGCTTCATCTCGATGTACAGCCCGTGATAGCCGGCCCGGGCGTGGGGCAGGAACAGGTCCGGGATGCCGGGGCGCACGCCCTGGCGCTGCAGTGCCCGGGCGGTGCCGATGTGGCGATGCCCGCCGTTGGGGATGGCGTGCAGGAGCTTCAGCGCCGGGTACGCGGCTTGCGCGAGCCGGGCCCACGCCACCAGCGCCTCCTGCTCGGCGGCCTCCAGCGCTTGCCCGCTCGATGGCCTGGGCACGGCCGCTACCGTCCCGCGCCGTCCCGGGCGGAGACCGTCGCGGGGCTCGCGCCGTCATGGCGCGTTGCCGCATGCTCGGCGACATGGGCGCGGATCAGCCGGCGCACGTACTCTGACAGGGGCCGGTCGTCCTCGCGGGCGAGCCGCTTCAGCGCCGTGTAGAGCTCGGCCGGGATCCAGACCCGCAGATCGTGATCGCAGGCCTGCACCTGCAGGCGCAGGCACCAACCGGAGGACCGTGCATGACGCAGAAGACCTGGCCGCCCCGCCGCCGCGGGGTCAGCATCCAGATCGCCGCCGAGCCCGCCATCCTGGACTGCCCGGTGGTGGGCCACCGGGTCGCCCTGGTTATCGGCTACCTCGCCTACCAGGCGCCGGCGACACGCGAGACGAGCGAGATGCCCGCCTGCTCGCACCTGGCCGAGTGCGGGCTCGCCAGCGCGGACACCGGCCGCCTCGACCGCGAGCGGGCCGGGCGCGCCGGCTGCCCGCTGGCCGCGAGCCTGGGGGTCTGGCGGCCACCGGCGCGCTGAGACGCTCATGCGGACTCCCCCCTTGGCCAGAAGCGACCCGGGATGCAGCCACACCCGGGGACCCGCTCGCCGCCCCCCGGAGCAGGCGCGGATGGCCGACAGAGGAGGACTCGAACCTCCGACCCGCGGCCCCGGCGCCAGCTGGGCGGCAGGTCCCGGCGACCTGCCGGTCTGTCGGCAACAAGGATCACGCAGCGGCCTCCCTGGCGCCAGCCGGCGCGGGCCCTGGGCCGTTGGCCGCGCCGTGCGCCGTCGGGCTGTCCTGGGCAGGCGGCATCCATTCGGCGGGAACCACGTCGGGACGCAGCAGCGCCAGCGTCTGCCGCCTGGCCCTGGGCACCCCATCATGCTGCCACTGCGACACCGCCTGCTTGGTGACCCCAAGAAGGCGCGCCACACAGGAGACCCCCCCGAGGCGCTCGATCACGTTCGCGTCCGTCATGGCGCTAGTCCAGCACACCGAACCCTCTCAGTCAAGCAGACTCACCCGTTTGTCCAGTAGGCTTGACGGCATGACTATGGGGGACCGGATCCGCGAGAGGCGCCTGCGCGCCAGGCTCACGCAGCTCGCCCTCGCGACGCGCCTCGGCGTGACCAAGTCGGCGGTGTCCCAGTGGGAGAGCGGGGACATCAAGACGCTCAAGGGCCCAGCGCTTGTCGCCCTGTGCCGGGAGCTCGGGGTCAGTGAGTCGTACATTCTGGACGGATCCGGGCCCGCAGCCAGAACGGCACCGCCACCGGCGGGCCCGCAGCGGCGTGGCCCGGACAGCGCCACGCCGGCCACTGCCGCGCGCGACACCAGGCGGATCCCGGTGATCAGCTACATCCAGGCCGGTGAGCCGCGCGAGGTGGTGGACGACTACGCGGCCGGCGACGGATTCGAGACCCTGGGCGTGGACCCCGATCTGGCCGCCAGGCTGGGCCCGCACGCGTTCGGGCTGCGGGTGGAGGGAGAGAGCATGCTCCCTGAGTTCCGGCCCGGGGACTACGTGATCGTGGATCCCGACGCACCTGTGCGCCCTGGCGACATGGTGGTCGCGAAGCTGGAGCGCGATAACGCCGCCACCCTCAAGAAGTACCGCTCGCGGGGCGTAGACGCCGAGGACCAGCCGGTGTTCGAGCTGGTGCCCCTGAACGACGACTACCCGACCGTCACCGTGAGCGGGGCCAACCCCGGGCGGCTCGTGGGGCCCGTGGTGGAGCACCGCAGAAGGCTCAGGTAAGCGGCTCGTTGGGGCCGGTCGCGCCCCCCACCTCGCCGCGCGCCGCGCTGATACTCCCGGGCGCCGGCGCACTCACCTGCCCGTGCCCCCCTCCCTCTTCGTGGCTGCCTGCCCGCCGGGTCGCCAGCCACGGCACCAGTCGATGATCCCGATCTGCCGGCGCGGTGTGGGCCGGGCGCGGCACCACAAGGAAGTTCGGCTCGCTTGACTCTCTGGTGTTCAGTATGCTGTACTACCACTCACCGCCCCGCTGCATACCCGCCGCGGCGAAGCGTCGAGGCCTGGAGCCGGGGTGCCAGGCCGGCGGGGTGGAGCCGGCACAGGGTGAGCGGAGGACAGCGTGGACGAGCAGACGATGTTGTGGCTGGTGGTCATGTCGGCGTTCTTCACCGGCAGCACCCTGGGCCTGCTGGCCGGGGCCCTGCTGGCGGGCGCGCGGCGCGGGGACTGCCTGGGCCGGGACGAGGACGAGGTCGCGGCCGTGACCGACCGGCGGAGCGAGCAATGAGCGCCCGCCCCCGCCCCCTCGAGCACCTGCTCGCCGGGATGGGCGCGCAGCACCGCGCGGGGCTCCTGGCCGAGCGCAACGACCGGGCCCTGCGCGAGTGGCGCGTGCGCTGGTTCCTGCGCTTTGGCCACTACCCCGATGCGGCGGCCCACGCCCGGCACATCGCCGGCGGCATCCGCTGGCCAATCACCCCCTCGGCCCTCCCGCCCGAGTGGCGGCTGGCGGCGGGGCGCTGCGAGCCCACCGCGCATCAGGGCGCCGAGGAGCTCGCATGAGCACAATGCTGGTGACCCGCTCAGCCGACGGCGCCCTGGCCAGCGCCGAGGGCCCCTCCCTGCTCGGTGAGCGCAGCGTGCGCATCCCGGTGAGCGGCAAGCTCAGGAGCGGCATCAAGGTGCTGACGAAGACCGCGGCGCAGAGCGACCGCGCGCGCGCCATCTACGAGCGCGGGCTCGCGGCCGGGATCAGCTTCGATGCAATCGCCGCGGAGATCGAGGCCGCCGGGGTCAAGAGCCCCCTCACCCCGCGCAACGCGCCCTGGTTCAGCGCCCGCAGATGCGACTTCGCCATGCCGGAGATCGCCGACCGGCTGCTCGAGCTCTACGGCGAGAACCGCGGCGAGGGCCGCCACCTCTACCGCCTGCCGGTGGTGTTCGTCACCGACAGCTGGCTCACCAACCTGCCCCACCGCTTCGCCTGCTACTCGGCCGCGGAGCTGCGCTACTGGTCCGAGTACGGGCCCGACGGGGCGCGCTACTGCAAGACGCGGGCGGCGATCGAGGTCGATCCGAAGACCCGCCGCGCCCGCCGGGTCTGGGGCGGGCGCCCGGTGGTGCTGCGGCCGGACAACGACGGCCGCTGCGAGCCCAACGTGTGCCCCGAGTACCAGGCGCGCGCCTGCACCTTGCGCGGCTCGCTGCTGTTCTACGTCCCCGGCATCCCCGGCACCGGTGCCATCGAGCTGACCACCACCAGCTTCTACGGCCTGGAGCAGGCCCGCCAGGCGATGGCCATGGTCTACCACCTGCGCGGCGGGCGCATCGCCGGGACCATCGACGGGCGGCCGGTGTTCTGGCTGACCAAGCGCCAGGAGCAGATCTCGATGATCGATCCGCAGACCGGGCGGCCCAAGCGGGTATCCCAGTGGCTGCCGCACCTCGAGGCGGATCTGGACATGGGGCGCGTGTTCGCCGCCATCGATCGGGATCATGTCGCCGCCGGGGCAGCCGCCGCGGCGGACCTGTCCGGCGAGCCCGCGGGCCGGGACGCGGATGATGAGCCGCCGCCGATCGAAGGCGAGATCGCCGACGGCGCCGAGTGCGAGACGCCCGAGACGCACGATCCGCCCCCCGCGCCGCCGGCGCCCGCCCCCACGCCCACCCCCACCCGAGCCGACATCGACGCCATGCGCCGTCAGGTGCGCGACGCGGCGCGCGCCCTCGCCATCCAGCCCGACGAGCTCAAGGCCTACTTCGGCCAGGCCGTCGGCGCGGGCTGGGCCAGCACCCGCGAGGGGTTGACGCGCACCCTGGACGTGCTCGCCCAGGCCGCCGACGAGCCGGACCTGCTCGACGACATCCGCAATTCCGTCGTCCCATTCTGAGGAGCCACCATGCACGTCTACCTCGACATCGAGACCATTCCCGGCCAGTCGCCACAGGTCCTGGCGCGACTGGAGGAGGAGCAGGCGCAGACGCTCGCGGAGCTCAAGGCGCCGGCCAACTACAAGGACCCGGCCAAGATTGCGGCCTGGATTGAGGAGGCCAGGGCCAACCTGGAGGCCAGGCGCGAGGAGCGCTGGCGGCGCACGGCGCTGGATGCGCTCGACGGCGAGCTGTTCTGCGCCGCCGCGGCCGTGGACGCGGGCGATACCGTCACCTTCGCCCGCAGCGATATCGGCTTCCCGCCGGCGGGCTCGGCCGCGGCCGCTCTGGACGAGGCGGATGCGCTGCTGCGGCTGTTCGGCTGGCTTGCGCACATTGGGGCTGGGAGCACACCCGCAGACCCGCTGGTGCTGGTGGCCCACAACGGCAACGGCTTCGACTTCCCGTTCCTGTGGCGGCGCGCCGTGCTGCTCGGGGTGCGGCCGCCGCCGTGGTACCCGGCGCCCGACGAGATCCGCGCCTGGCGCGGCGGCGCGGCGCGGCAGCCGTGCATCACCGCCGACACCATGGTTACGTGGACCGGCAGCCCGAAGGACCACGTCAAGCTCGACACCCTGGCGCGGGCGCTCGGCCTGCGCGGCAAGGGCGAGATCGACGGCAGCCAGGTGTGGGACTACGTGCGCGATGGCCGCGGTGAGGAGGTGGTGCGCTATTGCGCACACGACATCCGCATGCTGCGCGAGGTCCACCGGCGCCTGCGCTTCCTGGGGGTGGCGGCGTGATCATCCTGCACGCATCCGATCTGCACTACTGCCCCAGGCACCTGGCCGAGGTGGACCGCTGCTTCGGGGCGGCGGTGGACGAGGCCGTGCGCCGGGGCTGCGATCTGGCCGTGCTCTGCGGCGACACCTTCGACCAGGCCGTGGAGCTGCACCACCCGTGCGTGGCCGCGGTGCTGCGCCAGGTGCGGCGCTTGGCCGATGCCATGCCGGTGCTGATCCTGCAGGGCACGCTGTCCCACGACACTCCGGGCGCGCTGGAGGTGTTCCGGGTGCTGGGCGGGCGGCACCCGGTGCAGGTAGCCGATGCCATCGGCCAGGTCGCATGGGTGCCGGGCGCCGGCTGGGTGGCGAGCGAGGGCTTCGCCTTCCAGGCCCCGCCGCCCGGGGCGGCCGCGCTCCTCTCCTGCCTGCCCGCGGTCAACAAGGGGGCGCTGGTCGCCTCCGGGCGCGACGCGGCAGAGGTTGGCGACGCGGTCGCGGCGGTCCTCGCGGGCTGGGCGCCCGTGCACCTGGCGGCGCGCGCGACCGGGGTGCCGGCCCTGGTGGTGGCCCACGGCACGGTGAGCGGGTCGGTGTCCGAGCAGGGGGTGCCGATGGCCGGCCTGGATCACGATCTGACCACCGGGGCGCTGTGGGCCGCCGAGGCCTGCGCGGCCCTGCTCGGGCATATCCACAAGCACCAGGCGTGGGCGCGCGACGGGCGGCTCATCGCCTACCCTGGGTCGGTGGGGCGGCTGCACTTCGGCGAGCTCGATCCCAAGGGGGTGCTGTTCTGGGAGGTGCACGCCGACGGGGCCAGCGCCCAGCTCTGGCAGACCCCGGCCAAGCGCCTCCTCCAGGCCGAGTTCGACGGCCCCCCGGACCCGGTGGCGCTGGCGTGCCTGGCCGCCGAGTGCGCCGGTGCCCACGTGCGGGTGCGCTGGCAGATCGACGAGGAGCACCGCGCGAGCATCGATCCGACCGCCATCCGCGCGCTGTTCGCCGGCGCCGCCGAGCTCAAGCTCGAGGGGCGGGTGCTGCCGGTGAGCCGCCAGCGCGCCGCCGGCATCGGCGCCGCCCTCACCGTGGCCGACAAGCTCGCGCGCTGGTGCGCGGCCACGGGCACCGAGCCCGCGCCGCTCGCCGCGCGCCTCGCCGCGCTGGAGTCGGCGGCACCGGAGGAGATCCTGCGCCAGATCACGGCGGGGCCGCCGGCCCTGCCCCAGGCCGCCTGAGGAGGAAGACCCATGCGTCCCCTGCAGCTCACCCTGGCCGGCTTCCTCGGCATCCGCGCCGGCCTCGGATGCGAGCGGATCACCGTGGACGTCGCGGCCTGGCCGCCGGGCCTCGTGGCCCTGGCTGGCCCCAACGGCGCCGGCAAGACCACCGTGCTCGACAACCTGCACCCGTACCGCGTGATGCCGTTTCGCGCCGGCGGCTACAGCCCGCGTCAGACCAGCTACTACGAGGAGACCGCCGGCGAGGCGCTGAAGGAGCTCACCTGGGAGCACGCCGGACAGACCTACCGCAGCCGCATCCTCGTCCACGGTGCGCGCAGGACGAAGTCGCAGGAGGCGTACCTGCACGTGCGCGGCAGCGCGGGCTGGGAGCCCGCCAGGCTGCCTGACGGCACCGTGTCCGACGGCAAGACCGACACCTACGACCGGTGCGTCGAGGGGATCCTGGGCTCGCCGGAGATGTTCTTCACCGCGGCGTTCTCGGCCCAGAGCCGGCCGGGCCTGTCCGGCTACTCGCGGGCGGATGTCTCCGCCCTGATGGTGGAGCTGCTGGATCTGGCGCGAGTGCAGGACCTGGCCGGGCGCTGCGCCCAGGTGCGCAAGGGCGTGCAGCAGGCGCTGACCGAGGCCCAGGGACGCGTGCGCGCGAGCGAGGCGCTGGCCGAGGAGCACCGCCAGGCGGCCGAGGCCGCCGAGGGCGAGCGGGCCACCTTAAACCTGCGCCAGGAGGCGCTGCAGGCCGCCCGGCTGCGCGCCCGCGAGGCGGCCCGGATGCTGGCCGAGGCGCGGGCCAGCGCCGCCCAGGGCGCCGGCCTGGCCCAGCGCCGCCAGGGGCTCGCCGCGAGCCTGGCGGGGCTCGCCCAGCAGGCGGGGGCGCAGCTGCGCGAGCTGGAGGAGGAGCGCGCGCGGCTGCAGCAGCAGCGCGCCCGCGCCGAGGCCCAGGCCACGACGGCCAGCACCGCCGCCACCCGCGATGTGCGCGCGGTCGAGGAGGCGCTCGGGCGCCACCAGGCCCTGCTCGAGCGGCGCGCGGCCATCGAGCTCGCCGCCACCGCGCTGGCCGCCGCCCGGGAGGAGCGATCCGCCCTGGACGCCAGGCTGGCGCAGGCCCGCGAGCTCGCCGCCGCGTGGCAGCGCCACGCCACCGAGGTGGCGTGGCTGCAGGGCGAGATCGAGCTGAAGAAGAGCGCGGGCGTGACCCTAAACGCGCGCATCGGCGAGGTCGCTGCCCGCGCCGAGCTCACCGAGCGCGTGCCGTGCCACGGCACCGATCTGCAGGGGCGCTGCCCGCTGCTGGTGGAGGCCGTCGCCGCCAGCGCCCGGCGGCCGCAGCTCCAGGCCGAGCTGACCGCGCTGCGCGCGCAGTACCGGGGGCTCGGCGAGCGCCTGGCCGCCGCCCGGTCCGCCTGGGAGGATCGACCGGATCCGGAGGCGGCGCTGCGCGTCCTGGAGCGTGAGGCGCAGGGGCTCGCCGCCCGGCTCGAGGCCCTGGCCCGTGACGCGGCCCTGGCCCCGGCGCTCGCCACCGCGGCCGAGGCGGCCGCGACCGCCAGCGCCACCGCCGAAGGCCTGCGCCAGCGCCTCGCGGAGGCGGCCGCCGCCATCGCGGCCGCCCGTGCCGAGCACGCCGCGCAGGTGGCCGCCCTGGAGGAGCGAGCGGGCCGGGCGCGGGCGCGTCTGATTGAGGAGGAGCGGCGGCTACGCGCCGAGCTCGCCGCGCTCCCCGCGCCCCCCGAGGACCTGGTGGCGGGCGCCGAGCAGGCCCTGCGCTGCGCCGAGGCCGCCCAGCAGGACCTGGAGCGCGCCGTCGACGCGGATCAGGCCCGGGTGGCCGAGCTGCAGGCCCGGGCCCGCGCCCTCGCCGAGCCTCTGGCGGCGGCCGCCACCGCCCGCGCCGCCCTCGCGCGCCTGGAGGCGGAGGCCGCCCACTGGACGGTGCTGGGCAAGGCCCTGGGCCGGGACGGCATCGTGGCGCTGTCCATCGACGACGCCGGCCCCCAGCTCTCGGCCATCGCCAACGAGCTGCTGCTCGCCTGCTACGGCCCGCGCTTCACGGTGGCCATCGAGACCCAGCGCCAGACCGCCGCCGGCGAGGCGCGCGAGACCTTCGACATCCGCGTGCTCGATGCCGAGGCCGACGCCGCCAAGAGCGTGGCCAAGCTCTCCGGCGGCGAGCGCATCTGGATCAACGAGGCCATGACCCGGGCCATCGCGCTGTACCGCGCCCGCCAGTGCGGCCACCACTACCACACCCTGTTCGCCGACGAGTCCGACGGCGCGCTCGACGCCGAGCGCCGCCAGCAGTTCGTGCAGATGAAGCGCAAGGTGCTGGAGGTGGGCGGCTACGAGCGTGAGATCTTCATCACCCACTCGCCCGAGCTGCTCGAGCTGGTGGACCACGTGGTGGACATCCGCGAGCTGGCCGCCCGGCAAGCCGAGGCCGCGGCATGAGCACCGGCCACGCGGCAGCACCCCCGCGCGATGAGCGGCCGATGAGCGCGGTGCCTGTCCCCAACGCCGCCCGCGCCCGCCGACGGGCGGCCCTGGTCCTGCACCGGCAGGGCTGGAGCGTCGAGCTGCTCGCGGCTGTCGCCGGCGTGCAGGAGTCCACCATGCGCCGCTGGCTACGCCGGGAGCGGCAGCTCCACATCCTGGAGCGAGTGCGGGAGGGTGCGCGGTGAGCAAGCGTCTTAAGCGGGTCACCGACGTGCTGGCCCTGCTGAGCGCATGTGACGGCTGGCTGTCGGGTCCAGAGATCTATCAGCGTCTGACGGGCAATCGGTGGGACCTTCAGCCGGAGCGTGTGCGTCAGAGCTGGCGCTACACCATGCACCACCTGTCCAGCACCGAGCAGGTAGCACGTCGCCGCCGTGGTGGCTTGATGGAGTACCGCCGCCTGAACGGCGACGCACCGCTCCTGGTGATGTGCCGTCAGGAGACCGTGCCGGCGGCCATGACGCAGACCGAGCTACAGCGGTACTGGCTCACGCACAGGTGGGGCGCCGCATGTTCCTGAGCCCAGAAGAGATCGAGGTCCTGACCGGCTACCGCCGCTGGAGCGCTCAACGGCGCTGGCTGTCCGAGCATGGGTACCGACACGACGTGGCCGGTTCTGGCCGCCCGGTCCTGCTGCGGGCCGAGGTCGAGCGGCACCTGGTGGGCAGCGCTCGCCCTGCTGCCCGCCGCGATCCGCGGCTAGACTTGCTGACCTGATGGGCCGCCACCGCCAGCACAATCGCCATCTGCCGCCACGGGTGTTCCTGCGGCACGGGGCCTATTACCACGTCGTGCACGGGGTTTGGACCCGTCTCTCCGACCGGCTCGATCTAGCCCTGGCCAGGTGGGCGGAGATCGAGGGTCCGCCCTCCCGAGGCTCGACCGTGGGAGCTGCCATCGACCGCTACCAGCTGGAGGCCTTGCCCCGGCTTGCCGAGCGCACCCGCCAGGACTACGTGCTGAGCCTCGGGCGCCTGCGAACGGTGTTCGGGGAGGTCGAGCTGACCGACGTGCGCCCGATGCACGTCGCCCAATACCTCGACCGACGCTCTGCCAAGGTCTCGGCGAACCGCGACGTAGCCGTGCTCTCTAGCGTCTTCGCCATGGCCATGCGCTGGGGCTGGTGCGATGCCAACCCTTGCCGCGGGGTGCGACGTAACCCCGAGCGGGCCCGCGAGCGCTACCTGTCCGACACCGAGCTGCAGGCGTTACGTGATGCGGCCGACGCGCAGTGGCAGTGCATCATCGACCTGGCCTACCTGACCGCCCTGCGGCGCGGCGACCTGATGGCCCTGCGCCTGGGGGATATCGAGCCAGACGGTCTTGCCGTTACCCACCGCAAGACGGGGGCACGCCGGCTCTACACCATGACGGCCGAGCTGAAGCTCGTCCTGGACCGGATCCGGAGGCTGCGCCGCCGGGTGGGCACCCTGCTGCTCTTCGCCGCTCGTAACGGCCAGCCGTACAGCGCCGGCGGCTGGGAGAGCGCCTGGCGGCGCCTGCGGACCCGCGCGGGCATTACCGACGCCCACTTCCACGATCTGCGTGCCAAGGCCCTGACCGACGCCAAGCGCGTCGGCGGGCTCGACTACGCCCAGGCTCTGGGTGGGCACGAGCGGCGGGACACGACCGAGGGCTACGTGCGGGCGCGTGAGACGGTGCCGGTGCGTCCGCTACGCTGAATATATTGGACAGGCGGGCGCATATTGGACGATGTTAGCAGACACTACCGCCGCACAGAATGATAGCTTCTTGATTATATTAGGGATTTGGTCGGGGCGAGAGGATTTGAACCTCCGACCACCTGAACCCCATTCCGAGAGACCGATCGTCGCACGTCCTTGTCCCCGTTCGCTATGGCACCGACCTCACTGTCCAATATCGACGCAGCGACACACCGCTGGAGCCCGCGGATTTGCTGGACCTCTCTCAGCATATTGGACAGGTCAACCGTGAGCGCACGTAGACCGGGGCGGGTGACGTTGTAGGCGGCATCCTACGCACTGCGCGCCATTCGCCTACAGACCAGCCGGTCGTCGCAGCCTACTCTCTCCCATGCGCCCGAGCGGCTACGATGCCTGCGATCTGACCGAGGCCAGGAGGGGGAGCCTGGCCGGAACTGTCGGGAGAGGGCGCGGCTCCGGTCCGATTGCTGCCCTGCGTGGCGGCACCGCCCCGGCCCCGATGGCCGGAGCGCGACCCTCAGCCGCGCACCAGCCGCTCGATGGCCTCGGTCTTGCGCTGGCTCCCGGCGCTCGAGCCGAAGTAGTAGGACACCACCGCCGTCCAGGCCGCGCCGAGCGCCCCCAGCATCACCAGGATGGCGTCGCCACCCTGGGCCGGCAGTCCACGGGCGAGCATCACCGCCAGCACCCCGAAGAAGCCCAGGGTGATGCCCACGGCGAGCGCCCGCGGGGTGATCTTGTCGCCGGTCTGCACCTCGCGGCTCCGGGCATCGGCCCGGTCATCGGCCGCCAGGCGCTCGAGGTCGAGCTCCAGGCGCGCCATCTCGGCGGCGAAGGCCGCGTCGGCCTCGCGCAGGGTGGCCAGCGCCTGTGGCTGGGCCCGCTCGACGGCTTGAGCCACCTCCCGCTCGGAGGCCTCCGGCTTTCCCAGCAGCGCCGCGCCGATGGCCTGCACCGCGCTGCCCGCCAGGGGGCCGCCCAGGGCGGTGGCGAGCGTCGGGGCCACCGCCTGCACCACGGACTTCCACTTCGATGCATTCATCATCACCTCTCCTATGCGTTGGCGAAGTCGTAGATGGGGACGATGGTGTTGTAGAGATCTGGCGCGTCGGTGCTCTCCTGACCGATGAGCCAGTAGTCCAGGCGCAGGGCGGAGGCGCCGATCTCGTAAATGTCGACCCAGTACTTGTGCGCATCGGGGGAGGCGCCGCTGTCGGTCTCGCGGCGCAGCACCACCAGCTTGGTGTCGGTGAGCACGATGCTCAGGATGTTTCCGGGCGAGGACGCGCTCGGCGCCACCTCGGCGGCTGTGACCGTGTCGAGCCCGGGCAGATTGGCGTCTGGGGCGGCCTGGGTGGCGTCCGCGAGGTACAGGCGCACCTGGCTGTTGGCGAGCGCCACGAAGGCGATCCAGCGCCGGTCCGGGCTCATGGTCTGGTGCCGGATGGTGGACTCGCCCATGGTGTGCCCGGCCACCTTGACGAAGAGGCCGCGCACGTAGCCCGTGTCGCTCCACTGGGTGTAGAGCAGCGCCTTGCGGTAGTGGTTGGTCGCCGCCGCGTCCCACGGGTGCAGCAGGATCCCCAGCCCGTAGGCGGAGATCCCGGGCAGGTACAGCCCGTAGCCCTGCCCGGTGTTGCACGGGGTGATAGGGGTATGGGACCCCGGGCCGGTGATGGCGGCGGTGACCCCGGTGAGCTTCACCGAGTGCACGGCCGAGAGCAGGGTGCCGCTGCGGCCCACGCGCTTCCTGGCCATGTACACGGACAGGTTGGTGCCGTCCTCCTTGCCCAGGAAGTGGGAGTACAGGTCCGCCGAGTCCTCGACCGGGCGGTTGTCGAAGCTGCAGATCTGCCAGTCGCCCCACACCTGGCTGCCGTAGGGGTTGCCACTGGGCTTGAAGGTGGACCCGGGCTGGATGATCGTGCTCCAGTCCGGATGGTAGCCGGTGGCCGTGGAGCAGGCGGTGGCGGCGTTCAGCGCCGCACTGGTGCAGTAGAAGCCGTCGCCCTTGACCTCGAGCGCCTTGACGGTCGCGGAGTCCAGCGAGGCCCAGCCGGTGTACGACCCGCCGGTGCAGGTGGAGCTGCCAAGGGACTCGTTGGTCGCGCAGGCGATGTTGACTACGGGCGGGGTCTTGACCGCGTCCGCCCCGGCCCGGAACCGGTAGGTCTGGGCCGACTGCTTGACCATGTAGCGCACGTCGCCCGCTGCCACCGGCAGGGACAGGGCGGTCAGCCCGTAGCAGATGGCCACGTGCAGGAAGGCGCTGGGCTGCAGGTTGCTGTGCGCCCCGCCGCCGCCCGCATCCTCGATGGTGCCCAGGGCCGTGATCTGGCCGGTCTGGGTCTGCTCGGTGAAGATGGCGTCGCCGTGCTCGGCCCCAGTGAAGCCGCCGCGCATCTTGATGTAGTCGTGGGCGTGGACCGGCAGCTCGGCCTCGGTCAGGGTGTGCATCTCGGCGCCGGCGTAGGCGCCCAGCGCCCGGGACGTGAGCCCCTGCCCCGCCCCGGCGGCGGCGAGCGCGCGCCCCAGCACCCGGGGCAGCGCCAGGGTCTTGTGCGCCAGCCAGTCGGCCTCGGCCGAGGCCCCGCGCCCGCCGGCGACCGGGCACCAGGTGTCCTGGACGTTGCTCCAGAGCAGCGTGAACAGGTCGTGCACGTCGGCCCGCGCCCTCGACGTGGCCCCCGACTGGTGGTCGCCGATGGTGCCGTCGTCCATCACCAGCCAGCCGGTGGCAGCGCTGGCGTTCAGCGTGAGCTTCACGTCGCCCACCGCCCAGGCGGCATCGGCCATGGTGACGCCCAGGGTCTTCGGGGTGACGATGCGGGCATCATCCGTCCCGGCGTCAACCTCGGCCTGGGTCGCGATCTCCGCCCAGCCAGCCGTCGTGGCAGTGGCCACCGGGTGGGTGTGGCCGATGACCATCAGCGTGGCGTCGCCGCGGGTGGTATTCAGATACTGCGGGTGCGGATCCGAGTCGGCGGCGACGTGCTCCGCCAGGTGGCGCAGCCTCCGGCGCTCGTCGGTGACCATGCCCGGGTCGATGGCGGCTGTCGCGGTCCTGGCCAGCGTCGCCAGCAGGCAGGTGTGGTGCCGCCGGCCCTGGGCATCGGTGTAGTCGGCGGGCATGGCCGCCCCCTCGGCCACCCGCACAAGCCAGAAGACCTTCAGCCGCCGGCTGGTCTCCTCGCCGATGACCGGGTCCTGGATGCGCGCATCCGCCGCCGGGCCCACCTCGTCCAGGTACACGTCGAGGTAGACCTGGTCCGTGCGGCTGCCGCCCGGGGTGGTCAGCGCCGGCCCCGGGATCTCCTGGGTGAGGTAGGTGCACCCTGATGGCAAGACCACCGGGTAGCCGGCGACGTAGATCCGCCCCGCCCCGTCGGCGCTGCCGTCGCCGCCCAGGATGGTGAAGCCGTTGGCCGCGCCGGTGCCGACGATCTTGAATCCGTCGTTGGGGCTGCCGTCGCCCACCGCATCCTGGATCACCCGGCGCAGGGCCACGAGCTGGGCCTCGCCGGCGTGGTTGAGCTCGTCGTCGAGCCCGGCCACGCCCTGCTCCTTCAGGACCATCAGGTAGCGGTCGGTCTCGTCGTAGGTGAAGCGGCTGTAGTCGCCGCCGAAGGTGCCGGTCTGCATGGCGGCCTCAGAGCTTGATGTGCACGTTGAGGAACGCGGTGGGCTGCAGGTTGTTGTGGGCCTGCCCGCCGCCCGCCTCCTCGGTGCTGCCCATCGGCTGGGTGGTGCCGGTCAGGGTCTCCTCGGTGAAGATGGCATCGCCCGCCTCGGACCCGGTCAGCCCGCCGATGAGCTTGATGTACTGGTGGTCGTGCACCGGCATCTCGCCCACGGTCAGGGTGTGGGTCTCCGCGCCCAGATAGGAGCCCAGGGCCCGGGCGGTGAGCCCCTGCCCCGTGCCGGCCGCGGCCAGCGCCCGGCCCAGCACGCGCGGCAGGGTAATGGTCTTGTGCGCCGCCCAGTCGGCGGCGGCCGAGGCGCCCCGCCCGCCCGAGACCGGGCACCAGGCGTTGGGGATGCTCTGCCAGAGCAATGTGAACAGCGCCTGGCAGTCGGCGTTGGCCCGGGTCGAGCCCCCCGAGGAGGCATCGCCGATGGTGCCGTCGTTCATGGCCACCCAGCCCGCGGGAGCGCTGGCGCGCAGGGTCAGGCGCACGTCGCCGGTGCGCCACAGACAGCGGCTGCCGACGTAGGTCGCGAGCGTCGCCGGGGTGACGATGCGGGTCGCGTCGGTGCCCGCGTCCACCTCGGCCTGGGTCGCGATCTCCGCCGGGCCGGCGGTGCTCTCGCTGGCCGCGGCGTGGGTGTGCGCGCCCTGCTGGTAGCGGGCGTCGCCCTCGGCCTGAGTCAGGTACTGCGGGTGCGGATCGGCGGCCGCCAGGTGCCCGGTCAGGGTGGCGATGGCCTTGCGCCGGTCGGTGACCATGCCGGCGTCGATGGCCGCGGTGGCGGTGCGCGCCAGCGTGGCCAGCCAGCTCGTGTGGTGGCGGATGCCGTTGCCGTCGGTGTAGTCGGGCGGCACCGCGCCGCCCTCGGACACCTTGACCGCCCACATGAGCTTCAGGCGCCGGCTGGTCTCTACCGCGAGCGTGGGATCGACGATGCCGGTGTCCTCGGTGCCGTCGATCTCATCCAGCCACACGTCCAGGTAGACCTCGTCGGTCCTGGCCCCGCCCGGCGTGGTGAGCGTGGCCTGCGCCACCTCCTGGCCCGAGTAGGTGGTGTCGGATGGCAGTGCCACCAGGTAGCCGGCCACGTAGTAGTGCCCGGCGGTGTCCGCGGCTCCCCCGCCGCCCTTGATGGTGAAGTTGTTGGCCGCCCCGGTGCCGACGATCTTGCAGCCGTCGTTGGGCGAGCCGTCGCCCACCGCGTCCTGCACCGTGCGCCGCAGGGCGGTGAGCGAGATCTCCTGCATCAGGTTGAGCTCGTCGTCCAGGATCGGGACGCCCTGCTCCTTCAGCATCATCAGGTAGCGCTTGGCCTCGTCGAAGGTGAATCGGCTGTAGTTGCCGTCCCAGGTGCTGCCTACTTGCATTGCTCGCGCCTCATAAGGCCAATACGGTGTAGCTCGCCGCCCGCGGCCCGCAGGTCCAGCCGGCGGTGTTCCAGGTCTCATCAAGCACGTTGGTGCGCAGGATCCCGGCCGGCGCGCAGTACAGCGCCAGGGTGCCGGCGGCGCGGCTTCTGTCCACCACGCGCTTGATGAGCGCCAGATCTGCCGCCGGCAGGAGCGCGGCGTTCCTCGCCCCGATCAGCACGGCGAAGGCGCAGACGATGGGCAAATCGTTGGCCGCATCGCCCCAGTACGGATAGCCGCCGCGCGGGAAGCGCCCGGGGGCGAAGGCGGTGAAGCCCAGGGATTCGAGGAACGCCCGGTTGCCAGACAGATCCGCGTGCTCGGGCCCGAACACCCAGGCCGCGCGGTTGAGGAGCTTGGCCTTGCGGTTGGTCTCGATCAGGTTGTCGCGGGTGCGCCAGGAGAGATCTCGCACCTCGACCGTGTACCCGGTGGCGCGCTCGACCAGGGCCTCGAGGGCGCGGTTATTGGCGTGTTTCGCCAGCACCTCCTCGATGATGCGCGGGCCATAGACCGGATCGCCCTCCCCCGCCAGGCGCGGCACGCCGAAGTAGCCGCCCCACTCGTCCAGCCACTCGCCATCGGCGGTGGTCACCGCCATCTGGTCGAGCATGGCCAGGATCGCGGCCTGCGCGGCGGCCAGCTCCACGGCGAAGGCGTCCATCAGCGCCCAGAGCAGGGAGTCGTGCACGTAGAGGTGGTCGCCGTTGCTCTCCTCCTGGCTGCCGCTGCCATCGAGCAGCGCCAGGGCGCCGCGCGCGCCGAGGTCCACATCCAGGTAGGGCACCGAGTAGCCGGGCCGGGCCGCCAGGTAGCCGGCCAGGCCGGCCAGGGTGTAGGCGGACAGGTCAACGGTCAGGTCCGTACCGCTGCCGCCCGCCACGGTGGTGGTGAGCACCCCGTCGGCCACCTGCCAGCTCAGCTGGCCGTCGTAGGCCAGGCGCAGGGCCAGCAGCCGCCGCGGGTCGCGGTCGAACACCCGGTGCAGGTAGCCGATGAGCTTGGCGGCCAGGCGCATCAGCCGGCCACCACCGTGATGGTGCCGGGCATGATCTTGCCGCTCCCGCCGGGGGCCACGTCGCCCGCGGGGGCCGCCAGGCGCGCGTTGTATACGCCAGAAACGGCCATGACCCGTCCGATCATCTCGGCCACCAGCGCCTTCTCTCCCACCTCCAGGGCGGTGAGATAGGCGCCCAGGACCTCGGCCACCGGGGCCATGAGATCCGCGGCCTCGTGGTCGGCCTCGGCGGTCACGGTGATGGTGACCGGCTCGTGGCGCACGGTGACGGCGGCCACGGCGCACACCACTCCCGCGGCCTTCCAGCCCATCACCCGGGTGCCGTCGGGGGCCACGTAGCCGTCGATGACCCGCTGTGCCTCGGCCACCAGCGCGGCCGAGGCCCCGTCCACCCCGTTCCACACGTAGCAATTGCAGTAGCCCAGCGGCAGCGCGCTGTTGCTGAGGTACGGCTCGATCACCTTGGCGCTCACCACGCGCTCGCCGATCCCGCCCAGCTCGTCGTACAGGGCCACGGTGCGCGCCCCGTACTCGATGGCGGCGAGCGGGGCGCGCGAGAGCGCCGCGACGTACTGGGCGAAGCGGATCTTGCGCTCGGCATCGGTCTCCTCGTCGCGGCCGGTGACGAAGGCCGCGTCGTTGACCACCGACACCCCGGAGATGGGCGCGTCCAGGGCGGTGATGGTGCCGGCGGAGGCGTTGCCCGCCACCCCGGACGTGTCGGCTGCCACCCGGGCGCTCACCTGGGTCTGCCCCTGGGCGATGACCGCCTGGGTCTGGGTGGCGTAGCCCACCGCGCCCCCGGGCACGCGCACGACAGTGCCCGCGGGGATGACGACGGCCGTCGTGGCCGCAGAGGCCAGATAGAGGCGCACGTCGCCGTAGGCGGCGGCCGCCGGCAGGCGGGCGAAGTCGAAGCTGGTGTAGATGGCGACCGGGATCGACTCCTTGAGCCCGAAGAACATCTGCTGGTAGAGCTCGTCGATCTCCACCGCCGGGGCCTCGACCAGGGTGCGCGCCACCGAGCCCACGTTGAAGTCGGTCAGGCGCGACTGCACGGCGCGCAGGTGGTTGACCATCGACGCCACGATCGAGCGCCAGTCCTTAAGCTGGAACGCCAACGCTCACCTCCTTGCCGCCTACCGCCATGGCCTGAACCTCGATGTGCAGCGCATCGCCCTGGACCTCGACCCGGGCGCGCGGCACGTCCGCCACCCGCGGGTCGGCGCGCAGTGCCCGGGCCACCAGGTGGCGCCCCAGCAGCGCGGTGCGCGCGGTGGAGCGTCCGCCCAGCAGCCGGTACACGTCGCAGCCGTAGAGCGGGTGGAAGGCCAGGTCCCCGGGCTGGGTGCGCAGCCGGTGCTCCAGGGCCTGCACCAGGTTCGTGGTGCCGGTGACGGTGGAAAGGTCCCCGCTCTCGGCCTCGAGCAGCCCCTTGGCCAGATATACGTCGGTGCCATAGAGCTCGCTCGGGTCCGCCACCCCGCTGGGCCCGCGTGCCCCGGAGGGCAGCCGCAGCTCGGCGCCGGTGAGGAGCACCCGGGGCGTGGCCAGCGCCGGGTCGTCGGTCAGATAGGGCGGCAGCAGGCCGTTGAGCCAGGCGATCTCGTGCCAGCGCCCGGCGTCGCCCAGCTCGCGCAGCGCCAACGCCTGCAGGGTGTCACCGCGCCGCGTGGCCACGCGCCGGAAGCCCGCGAGGCGGCGCTCGAAGCGGCTCATGCCGCCCACACCGTGGCCAGCTCCCCGGTGCGCGTGCGCAGGGCCTCGCCCACCCGCGCGAGCACCGCCTCGGGGAGCGGCAGGTTGACGGTGATCCCTTCGGCGACGGTGCGCAGCTGCGCCCCCACGGCGAGCGCATCCACCGGCACCGGCACGGTGAGCACGTCGCGCGCGAGCGAGCGCAGGGCCTCGCCGGCCGCGAGCGACACGTCCACCACCGGGCGGGCCACCGCGTCCACCGCGGGGACCGCCAGGGGCGAGGCGTAGATCGCCGCGAACGGGTTGACCCCGGCCAGCGGGCTCCCCGGCAGGCCGCCGCCGGTGGACGAGCAGCCGGAGGCGCCGAGCAGATCCGAGAAGTCGGGCATGCGCCCGATGAGATCGAAGCCGGTGCGCAGCAGACACCAGGCCTCGTGGAAGGTGGCGGCGATGCGCCGGGCGAGCGCGTGCACGTGCACCGCCGCGGCATAGGGCACGGCCAGGAGCTGGAAGGCGTTGCGCGCCGCCGCCTGCACCGTCTGCGCCACCTGCAGCAGCGGCAGGGCCGCGGCGTCGAGCACCCCGAGCCCGGCAGCCGCCACCGATTGCACCTGGGCGAGCAGCGCAGCGCTGGCCCCGAGAATGGCGTTGGCCGGCCCGGCCAGGGCGCCCAGCGCCCCGGTCACCCCGGCCAGGCCCGTCTGCCGGGCGATGATCCCGTCGAGCGCCGGGGCCGCCGCCAGGTACCGGCCGCCCGGATGGGCGATGGCCTCCACCAGCGGATCGGCCACCAGCATCGCGAGCTGCTCGGACACCGGCCGCAGCACGGTCATCACGATCTCGTACTGGGCGAGCAGCGGGCGCGACTTGTGCCGACGCAGGGTGAAGCGGTCAGGGGCCACCACCTCGGCCACCTCGTCCAGGTGGTCGTAGAAGACGAGCTCCACCGAGTCGGGGCTGCGGCCCGCCTCCACGTTCGCCGCGCGCAGCCCGTGCCAACGGGGGAAGACGGCGTCCCTCAGCTCCTGGAACAGGGCCAGGCCGTCGCCGGAGGCGGTGCCCCGCCACCCCGTGGTGCCGCGGATGGTGATCTGCGACACTCCCGGGCCGAAGGTGTCGGCCCAGGCCCCGCCCAGCGTTTGGTGCACGGTGATGCGCGAGGGATCGGTCTTGGTCAGCTCCTCGGGGCGGATGTGGAACGCAAGCTCGGCCTCGACGCCGCCCCCGGCGGCATCCCAGAGCAGGAACCCGATGGGCCGGTCCTTCTGCGACGCTGGCATGGCGCCAGCGTAGGGTCACGACCGGGGGAGGGGCAGGAGGGCGGTGCCCCCTTGATGGCTGCGCTTAGCGCGAAATCGAGTGCAACCGAGGAGCTAGATGCGGTAGTACCGCACGTCCGGGTCTGGGCGGGGGGGCGCCGGGTAGCCGGCGTCCCTACCGCGGAGCAGTTTGAGGGCCGCGCGATGCGTCTGATTCTCATAGCACTTTCCGTCATCTTGCTGACCGCCTGCAGCCGATATGATGCCGAAGTAGGCTATTACGAGGGCGGATCTGAAAAGTGGGATATTTGGGGTGATTTTCGTTCGCTGGATGAGTGTAGAGACGCCGCAATCGCTCAGTTCAACTTTTACAACCGGAAATCGGAAGGGCGTGCGTTCTCGTGGGCATGCCTGAAGAAAAGTCGTGGCGGCGGGTATGAGAGCCGCCATCGATAGTGAAATCACTCCATGAAACCGCCTAACAAGCGCTTGGAATCCGACCTTCTGGCCGCTGCGCAACCCTCGGCGCCTCAAGCGCGACGTTAGGCCGAAACTAAGAAATGCGAATCGACAAGATCATATTTACAGTCTCTTACACGCTCGTCATCCTGGGTTCCGGCGGCATGATCGCATTTGCCTGCAAGTTCCCTCACTTCACAGGTATTTGGGAACTGAAACATACTCAAGAAAGGTTTCTCTGGCTGAATGGCTACCAAGTTTGGGTGTACTCCTGGCTTGCGATTTTGCTTGGTACCGTTGGCCAGATAGTGGCCACATGGTGCTAACCATAACGGTCCTTGGTCGGAGGGCGCTAATGGCAGGGGAAAGGATAACTCGGATATTGAAGCCGAAGAGCAGCCTCTCGGCTGAGCAGATTGCTCAGATGACCGACGGAGAAGCCTGGGCATGGCTGTATACACACTTCCCACCAAAGACGAAACGACATAAGAAAAATATTGCCGAGATATGCTTTACTGGTTTTTCCGGGAACGAGCGCGCGGTTTTGGAACACGAGGCACAACAAGCCCACCTTGATGTTGTTAAGTCCGTAACGAAACAGTTGCGATATCTTGTTGCAGGACCGAACGCTGGACCGACGAAGCTCCGGAAGGCAACCAAACAGGAAGTCGTAGTTCTGAGCTTGGAGCAATTTCGTACAATGCTGGAAACTGGCGGGCTCCCCGCTTGACATTATGGTTTAACTAAGGCGCTCTAACCGAGCGCTCCACCGCTGCGCGGTTTCGCGCTGGCTGAGCGTGGTCGTTAACCGACAAGCGATAGTCTGCGGTCCCCCAATGACGAAGCACCAGAAGACGCTGCAGCAAATTCTTCTCGCCAGATCGGACGCAAACACGTCCTTCGCCGATCTATGCGGTCTGCTGAAGGCGCTTGGCTTCGAGGAGCGTATCCGGGGTGATCATCACATCTTCAGCCGAGCGGGAGTGGAGGAGATCATCAACCTGCAGCCGGTAGGAGCCAAGGCGAAGGCATATCAGGTAAGGCAGGTTCGCAACCTCGTTCTAAGGTACGGGTTGGGAGATCGTGATGAACGTGAAGTATGAGGTGATCATCTACTGGAGCCCGCAGGATGCTGCGTTTCTTGCTGAGGTGCCGGAGCTCCCGGGGTGCATGGCGGACGGGGCGACCCACCAGGATGCGCTGGCGAACCTGGAAGTAGTTGTCGAGGAATGGATCGCCACAGCTCGGGAGCTCGGCCGGCCAGTCCCGGAGCCGCGTGGTCGCCTCATGTTCGCCTAGCCGAGTGAGGGCGGGTGTCCTGCAGGATCCGGTAGCTCGTGGATCCGCTGGAGCGCTTCGGCGAAGCTCAGCCCCAACGGCTCCACGACATGGATCGCCGGCAGCTCGGCCAGCCAGCCGCCGCCATGGCCGCACATCTCCATCGGCGCGGTAGCTGGCTCCCACCACACGCGGCCGACCGTGTAGCCGTGAGCCTCCAGGGCCGCGCGGAGGATGTCTACCCGCCTGCTCATCACGGCCCCTCCGGGTGCCCAGACGGGATGTGCGGCACGTCGATGCCGTGCTCGGTGGTGCCGCCGGCGGCGCCCGCCACGTAGCTGTCGGTCTGCCAGGTGGTGCCGCCCGCCCAGGTCTCGCGGCTGCCCTTGCCGTGCACATCCTGCTGGACGTAGGTGCGCCCGTGGATCTCCACCCCATCGCCCTCCAGGCGCAGCACGCCATCGGCCCGGATATAGAGGTTGCCAGCCGGGTCCAGGGTGATGCTGGCCACGGGCCCGGCGCCCAGGGACACGCGCAGCCAGGGCTGGCGCGCGGTGTTGCGGCCGATGGCCCAGGCACCGTTGGCGTCCTGGCCGGAGAGGTCCTCGTGGGCCGGGTCCTCGCCCAGGCGCACAAACGCCCCCGAGGGGTGCGCCAGCTCCACGTTGCCCGCCTCGTCCACGGTCCAGTACACGTCCGAGGGATGGCGGTAGACCGTGCGGTGGCGCTCGGCGAAGGCCATCTGGCCGGTGCTGGGCGGGAACAGGAAGCCCAGCACGATGGGCCCGCCGCGGGCGTTGGCCACGACCGCGGTCTGGCCACGCTCGGGCAGGTCGTTGACCCCGGCGTCGGCCGCGGCCGACGGGGCCATGACCGGCACCCGCGGCACCCGGCAGCCGTCGTCCAGGTAGCTGATGTCCACCTCCCGGCGGCCCGGGTGCACACGCTCGACGCGGGCCAGGCGCAGCTCACTCATACACGCCTGGCCTGCCCTCGAGCCAGTACGGCGAGCGCTGCTCGCGCACCCGGGTGAGGAACCCGGTGCCGCGCTCGACCCGACAGGTGGTCGTGTAGCCCCGGAACGGGGCCAGCTGGTGGTCGACCGCGGTCACGTAGTAGCGGGCGGTGAGCCCGCCGCGGCGCAGCGTCAGGTAGCGCCCGGGCTTGAGCCGCGGGCTGCCCTTGACCACGATGCTCCCCTCCTCCCACAGCACGTTGTCACGGTTCAGGAGCTTCAGCAGCTCGATGCGCGAGCGCTGCCAGTCGAGATCATTGTCGGCGTAGACGCGCCCCTGGCCGTCTGGCGGGTGGCCGGTATTGGCGTCGTGGGTCTGCAGCGAGCGCACCGCCAGCTCGCGCACCCCGTAGAGCGCCGGGTCGTCGTTGGGGTAGCCGGTGTCGAGCACCGTGCCCCGGGCCATGGCCTCCAGGCGCTGCAGGTCGTGGGAGTACAGGGCACCGCGGGCCAGCTCCACCCAGTAGAAGTTGGCCACGTGGTGGTCGGTGCGCGCGAGCTGCAGGCTCTTCACGTCCTCGGCGCTCACCGTCATGCCCTCGGGATCGTCCACGTTGGGGTCCTGGGCATCGCCGATCCACTGCCCCGCCATGTCCTGGTAGGGTAGCGGGCGGTAGACCAGGTACACCCCGTCCGCGCGGTCCTCGACGAAGAGCTCGTTCCAGGGCAGGTCCGCGACGCTGGCCAGCAGCCCCCACAGGTCCCCCTCGTACATGGCGATCGAGTCCGGGGTGATGCGCCCGCGCAGCACGCTGGCGTCGGTGCCCATGCGCATGGTGCCCAGCTCGCCCCCGTGCAGGGAGGACAGCCACAGCCGGTCGAGCTGCGGGTTGACGATGCGCTCCACCGCCTGCTGCATGAAGCTCGAGGCCGGCAAGAGCGCCACCTCCATCCCGGTCGCCTCCTGCAGCCGGAAGGTGCCGAGCACGTCGTGGCCGGTGGCCATCCAGACCCGGAAGGACAGGTGGATGATCTGCAGGATCTTGCCGTAGTCCTGGCCGGAGACCACCACCACGCGCATGGGCCGGCCGTCGGCGCCCATGGTCTCGGGGCGCGCCACCTCGGACACCCAGCCGCGCATGACCAGCGGCAGCTCGCCCTCCGGGGCCGGGTCGCGGGCCATGCGGATGGCGACGTGGTCCATGGGCTCGACGAGCCCGTACAGGGTGTCGGCCAGGTCGTCGCGGATGCGGTCGCCGAAGGTGATGACGAAGCCGCCGGCGGGCTCGCGGATCCCCTTGTGCACCCGCACCTCGCCGCGGTCGCCCAGGTACGGGGTGAGGTCGATCTGCTGATTCGCCCCCTGATAGCGCTCGGACGCGCCGTCGGCAGGCGAGCGGCCGACGTTCTTGGTCAGGATCACCTGGACCCGCGGGGTGTAGGTGCGAATAGTCATGGGGTCAGCGCAGGAGCCCTGCGGCGGTGGGCCGGCCGATACGCAGCGTCGGCGCCACGGCGGCGGCCAGGGTCTCGCCGCGCGGGTCCTGCAGGGTGACCGCCACGTCCACCCGGTGCTGCTGGGCGGTGGTGTAGGCGGAGAGCCGGTCCAGATAGCCGCGAGTCTCCTCGGGCAGGTGCTCGCGCCAGGCTCCGCCCCAGCGCTCCACGGCGCGATCCATGCGCCCCGGGCCCCAGTTGTAGGCGGCCAGCGCCTTGTCCCAGGCGCCGAACTGATCACGCAGCTCGTCCAGGTAGCGAGCGGCCGCCCGGCTCGACTGCGCCGGGTCGAAGCGGTCGGTGACCCCGAGGTGGCGTGCGGTCCCGGGCATGAGCTGGAACAGGCCGGCGGCCCCGGCCCCGGAGACGGCGCGCGGATTGAAGCCGCTCTCGACCTTGGCTACGCGCTCGAGCAGCCCGGGCGGCAGGTCGTGGCGCGCCTCCAGGTCCTGCCACAGGGCGCGCAGTGCCGGCGGGGCCTCGGGGCGGCGCCGGTGGCGGTGGCCGCGCGGGGTGTCTGGTGGGTCCTGCTCGGGTGGCCGCGGTGCGCGGGTTGCCGGGGTGGGCGCGGGGCGCCGCGCGAGGTCCGGGGGCGCGCGGCTCACCAGCGCCGGGTCGGGCACAGCGGCTGGCTCGATAGTGCCGCGATAGGGCGTGCCGCGCGCCAGGGACTCTGGTACTGGGGGCGGCTGCGCAGCATGCGCCTGGGGCGCCTCGCGCGCGGGTGAGCCAGTGGTGGACCTCCCGGTTCTCTCGTTATCCGGGGTAATAGTGGGAATCTCGGCTGTGGCCTTGGTCCTGGGCGGGGCAGGCGCCTTCTCCCGCGGCTCGGCCACTGTCGGCTCTGCTGCAGCAGGCTCTGGCTGCGGTGCTTCGTCCTTCTCCCCCCGCCCCCGCCACCAGCTCGCGATGCCCTGTCCAATCAGGGCCGGCGGGGCCATCGGCCCCAGCATGAGCTTGCCGGCCATGCCGGCGGTGGAGTCCGGACGGCTCACCACATCGGCCACGCCGAGCACCTTGCCCAGGGCCTGCATCACCGGCACCACGGCACTGCGCAGGGCATCGAGCGGGGCGTAGAGCTTGTCGCCCACGTCCATCGTGGCCCGCTGCACGTCAGTCAGGGTAGCCTCGTGCACCGAGCCCGGGGTCTCGACCTTGCCCTTGGCGGCCAGGCGCCGGGCCTCGTCCAGGTCATCGGGCCGGGTGGCGGCCAGGCGCGCCAGGTCGGCCCAGGCGCTGGGCGCCACGTCGCGCTCGTTGATGCCGGCGCGATCCAGCATCGCGGTGAGCTTGCCCCAGCCGCCCTCGCCCAGGCTCTGCTGGGCTTCGGCCAGCCCCAGGGCCTGGGAGCGGCCCACGCCCAGCAGCCGGTGCAGCACGTCGGCCATCTGCTCGGGCGGCAGGTCGCCGTAGCGCTCGCGCACCTGCTCCATCACCAGCTCGCCGATCTGCCGGCCCTGGTACTGCCCGAAGAAACCTTTCTCGAGCTCTAGCGCCGACTGGTACACCGACAGCGGCCGATGACGCGCCAGGGCCTCGTGCAGGAACAGGCGCGATGCCTCCCCTGCCCCGCCACCGGCACGGACCGACTCGTCCACCTGCCCGAGCAGCCCGATCCCAGCCGTGCCGGCGAGCCCCGGGCGCCCGGTGGCGGCCATGGCCGCGAGCATCCGCATGTAGTCTTCGGCCTGCCAGGGCATGGCCGCTGCGGTCGTGGTCTGGCTGTAGCGCTCGGCCCAGCGGGTGAGCGCCTCGGTAAGCTCGCCGGCCCGGCTCCACTGCCCGCCGGCCTGCACCCCCTCGGCCACGATGCGCGAGAGCTGGCGCGCGTCGATGCCGGCGAACTGGGCGCGCCCCGCGGCATCGGCCAGGCGCAGCGGGGACACCCCGAAGCCGCGGGCCAGCCCGCCGGCGGCCCGGGCCTGCTCGCTCACGTCCTCGGCGGTGGTGGGCCGGGCGTTACGCTGGAAGGCCTCGGCCAGCGCGATGGACTCGCGCGTGGTGAGCGAGAGCCCCTCGCCGGCTGACAAGATCTGCCGGCGGAAGGCGTCGAAGTCCGGGGTCAAGGTGGCGAAGCTACGGGCCAGGTGGTCGAGCGCCACCGCGTCCTGGCCGGCCGCGTCCGCCAGCCCCTTGAGCGCCCCCACGCCGTAGCCGATGCCGAGCAAGCTCAGCATCTGCGGCAGGCCGCGCCCGAGCATGGCGGCCATGGTGCCGCCGGCCTCGCCGCCCGCGCCCCCGGCGAGCGGGGCCTGGCCCTCCCAGGCGGTGCCGCGCACCGCCTGCTGCTGCACCTGCTGGCGCAGGAACTCGCCATGGGCCCGGTCGCGGTACAGGCGCGCGAAGTCCTGCTCCCACCACGGGCGCTCGGCCTGCCCCGTGACCTCCAGGCGCTCGCGCAGCCCCCGGTAGCGTGACTGCTGCAGGAGCTGCCGGTAGCGGTCCTGGGTCAGGTCGGCAAGCTCGGAGGCCTCCTGCAGCCCGGGCAGGGAGAGGTCGAGATTCTGGTAGTCGCGCGCGGTCTGGCCCAGCTCGCGCAGCTTGCGCACGAAACGGTCCAGCGAGGGGATGGCGCCGGAGACATCGGCGCCGACTCGGATCGAGACATCAGCCACGGGGCGGCACCTCCTCCCAGTCGTCCGGGGCGCCCAGCAGCTCGCTCACGCCGCGGGCGAAGTCGGGGTCCTCGACCTCCTCGCCGGGCGGGGCCTCGGCGTAGTGGTGGGCGTAGAGATCGGTGAGCACGGTCTCCAGATCCGCGTCCAGGAAGCGCGGATCGGTGGGCGGCAGACTGTAACGGCGGCGAAAGGCGAAGGCCGCCGTGCCCGCCAGCTCACGCCCCGCCGCTTGCGCCCGGCGCGGCAGGTCCGCCGCGAAATCGCCCCTCCTGCTCCCGCAGGGCGTAGAACGCGGCCACCAGGCGCCGCACGTTGTCCAGGTCCAGCGGGTCGAGCGCCTCCAGGTCCCAGCCGGCCGGACCCTCCACGGTGAGCACGCGCAGGGTCGCCCAGGCCTCGGCGATGAGCGCCAGGTGCTGGGTCGGGTGGTCCTGCCCGTCCACCGCCCGGCTGTACTCGGCGGCGATCTTGAGCTCGTCGCGGAACGTGCGGCGGCGGAAGGTGAAGTCGCCCACCCCCTCCACCGTCGCCTTGTAGGTCGCTGGCACCATGCGTTACGCCCCGAGGCCCTGGACGTCGCGCGCCATCAGCGTGGCATTGGCCATGGCGATGGCGTGCTTCTGCACCTCGACGTCGCCCGAGGCGTAGGTGACGCCCACGTACTTCCGCAGCACCTCGCCGGTGTCCCGGTCCTGCACCAGCACGTCGAACTCGAGCCCGCGCAGGGCCGCATCGCCGTTCTCGCTGGCGATACCACGGGCGCGCAGCCCGTCCCTCGAGATGATCATGCTCGCCACCTGCAGGGTGTGCCGGGCGATGGTCGGCACGTACTCCTGCACGTGGATGTCGCCGATGCCGGAGGCGGGCTCCGGGCCATAGTCGTCGTTCATGCGCAGGCTCTGGATGAGCCCGATCTGCTGCCCGTCCAGGTGCACCAGGATGCGGTTGCCGGAGCGGACCCTGACGTTGGGGGTTGCCATGCATCACCTCACAGCGTGAAGGTGCCGGAGAACGGCACCGCGTAGATGGTCACCGGGATGTAGTTGACCGGGATCACCGGCGAGCACTGGAAGGCCACGCGCAGCACGTCGCCCTCGAGGCTGACCTCGATGCCCTTGTAGGCCGGGCTCTCGGCGTTGCCGGTGATCACCTCGGGGCCGGCCGGCTCGGGCCGGGCCAGCTCGCGCAGGGTGGACTCCACGCGGGCGGCGGCCAGGGCCAGCACCGCCGGGGTGGCCTTGGCCCCGCGCAGGTCGTCCAGGGCGTTGCGGACGTTCCTCGCCACGAAATCCACGGCGAAGCCGGTGGACACCTCGACCCGGTTGTAGTTGTCGTTGATGAGCCAGGTGCTGATGGACTTCACCACCTTGAAGCCCTTCGGCGTGTCCTCGACGCACAGCACCCCGCCCTCGATGAGATCGTCGGTGTCGGTGGGGTTCCGGAGCTTAACCTCCAGGCCGCGGCACTTCAGGGTCTTGTTGGTGAGCGGCGTGCCGGGGTTGCTGCCGGCGAAGGCCGCCGCCACCAGCGCCGCGGTCATGTACGGGGCCTTCAGCGCCAGGGCGCCGCTGGCGTCGTACTGGTAGTGCCCGGGATAGCACAGGCTGAAGCGATCGGAGTTGAGCAGCTTGGCCGCCGCGATGGCCTGGGCCGCGCTCTGGCCGGTGGCCCCGCCCGAGAGCGCCCGGCGCTCCATGCGCAGGACGTTCGACATGAGCACGCAGTGCGCGTCGGCCTGGGCGTGGATGCTGGCATCCGAGGTCAGCGGCACCACCCACTGCACGTCCTCGGCCTGCAGCGCGGTGAGCGCGTTGGCCCACTCGGTGCTGGTCACCGTGCCGTCGGACCCGCCGCTGAGATAGGTCCAGGCCAGGTTCGAGAAGGTGGTAGCCGGGTTGTCGCCACGGGTGACGGTGATGAAGCCCTCGGCCAGCCCGTTGAACCAGTCGATCACCGCCTGGATGTCGGCGCGCACCGTGTAGGTGGCGGTCTTCACGTCCTGGTCGGTCAGCGGGTCCAGACCCTTAACCGTCGCGTGCTCGCCGTTGCCGCCGAGCACGGTGGCGGTGAAGTCGGCGACCGTGTTGATCTTGTCCACCAGCTTCTGCACCGTGTCGTAGACGGCGAGGTCGATGGTGGCGACCACGGTGTTGAGCGGTGCCTCCAGGGTAACCGTGGAGTCGGTGACGGTGATCGCCCCGGTGGCCTGGGCGCCGGTGTAGCGCACCGTGAACACCTGCCGCGCCACGTTGTCTGCGGTGTAGTAGTCGTTGTCGAGCTGGGTGGTGAGCTTCTTGCCCTCGATGGTGCCAGACTCGATCTTGTACTTGATGCGGTTGGTGTAGAGCCCGTAGTCGGTGCTCTTGAAGGTGTGCACGCCGACCGTGGCCTGGGCCTGGGTGGCGGGGTTCACGCGCACCGCGTAGACCTTGGCCGGGCTGTTGGTCTGAGCCGAGGCGTCGAAGGCGCGCTGCACCGCCTCGAGCAGCTCGCCCGAGCGCAGCACGCGCCTGGCCTCGGACGGCGATCCGAACTTCAGCACCGTGTTGGGCTGCCCGCCATCGGCGCGGCCGATGTAGGCCACGATGTTGCCCACGGTCAGGTTCTTGTTGACCATGGCGGAGTCGTCCACCACGGACATGACCGCCGGGGTCGTCCACAGACGACCGTTGAAGAACACGCTCATCTCGTCGATCTCCTGTTGCCGTGGTCAGCCTCAGCCCACCGGCCGCGCGGCGTACTCCGCCAGGCGCTGCCGGTACACGGATGCGGCACCGCGCAGCCGCCCGTGCGCGCGCTCGTCCAGGTGGAAGCCTGCCAGCAGCTCCACCCGCCGGTCGGTGCGCGAGATGGACAGACAGAACTCGTCCAGCGAGATCTCCGGCTCGCTCACCACGCCGCCCGCCGCGACCGTCACCGTCTCGCTCTCGCCCGCCATGTCCGTCACCTCCGCCGTCTTTCTCGCCATGTCGCCCTCACTGTGTCTGTGCGCTCACGTCCACGCCCGCGATCTGCACCGGCCCGGCCGCGCCGGGGGCCTCGACCCAGACGCGCGACACGCAGGCGAAGGTGCCGCTGCTCAGGTACACGGGCACCTGGTAGGCCTGCAGCTCCTCGGTGTCCTGCTGGCTCCACTCCGGCAGCAGCAGCCCGCGGTCCGCGAGCACCGGCAGGTTGGCCAGCACGATGCGCCTCAGCGCCTGGCGCAGCGCAATGCGCTCGTCCGGGTTGAGCGACCAGCCGATCACCGAGATCTCGCTGCGCTGCAGCCAGCCCTCGTCGGTGTCCGCGCCCGCGCCCCCGGGCAGGTAGCTCTCGATCTGCTCGCCGAGCGCGCGCTCGACCGGGCCCTCGTGCTCCAGGTGTACCGTCACGACCGGGAACGCGGAATGATCCGCCAGCGGCGGCGCGGTGAGCACGGTGATGGCACCAGATGCCGGACGCAGCGCCCCGCGCGCGACCTCCACCGCGAGCCCCGCGGCGATGCGCTCGCGCAGCAGCACGAGCACGTCTGTGCCCCCGCCGGCGTAGGTCGCGGCAGGTACGACAGATCCCGTGGCAGATGCCGTCCAGGCCGCCCCGTCCCAGGCGTAGGCGCGGTAGTAGTAGGTCTCGCCGTTGGCGAGCCCCGCGGTGTCGAGCACGGTGTGCAGCACGATGCCGTCAGCCGCGAGTTCCACCACCAGGGTGGCGCCCTGGTCGTCGGGGCCGGCGAAGGTGTCCGCCGCCTTGCGCAGCAGCCGCCAGGAGACCGTGCTCGAAGGCAGCCAGACGTGGGCGCGCACCGCATTGCCAGCGGGCAGGGCCTGCAGGATGAGGCGCACGCTCACAGGCTCGCCAGCGCCCGCACGTCGGCCTCCACCGCGGCGCCGATGGCGCGCCGTGCCCTGGGGTCGAGCCAGCGGGCCACGGTGCGCGCGGGCCAGCGCCCGGGCACCGCCGGGCGCAGCCAGCCGCTGCTGTCCTCGCTCATGGTGCGGAAAGTCAGGTACTTCGAGTGCGCGGCGCCCCCGCGGGCGTCGGGCTTTCTCAGGTTGACCATGCCGGCCAGGCGGCGGGCCTGCTCGGCGCCGACCCCGAGACGGGCGAGATCCGCCCGGCGCAGCCGGTCACCCCAACCCCAGACGTAGCGATTCACCGTGCCCCCGGGCGGGTTGACCGCCGGCTCGCGCCGGCGCCCGACCACGGCGGTGCGCTCGCGGTTCGCCCGCCACCACTCGTGCACCGCCTGCGGCAGGGTCTGGCGGCCGAAGGTGACCGTGCCCGGGGTGCCCCAGCGAAACGGGATCACCAAATAGCGCCGGCCGTGCTTGCTGATCCGCACCCGGCGCGAGGTGGCCAAGATCTGCTTCAGATCCCGTGCCGCCGTACCCTCCTCGATGGCGCTGGCGTAGGCCAGGTGCGAGTAGATCTCGGCGCCGAACAGGCCGAGGGCGCGCACCTGGATCGAGCGCGCGTAATTGCCCGAGCGTGGCGTGATCACCTTGCCGTCGGGCAGCGGCGTGCCCAGGGCGTAGGCCACCCAGCGGGCCTGGGCCTCGCTGGCCAGGCGCTGGACGGTGTGCACCAGCCGCGGGAAGACGCGCTCGTCGATGGGCGCGCCGAGCGGGATCAGGTGCGCGATGCGGATGCCGACGCGGTAGCTGGGGCCGGGCATGTCAGGCGCGCGCACCCTCGGCGGGCAGCTCTCTGCCGGGCTCGCGGAAGTAGCGTCGATCCGCGTGCTCCTGCTGCTTGCCCGGGTTCCACGCGCTCACCGGGCGGCAGTAGCCCATCACGCGGGTCCAGATCTCACAGGGCGTGCGCTCGGACGGGGACAGGTCGGCTGTGGTCATGGCAGGATCTCCTGGCTCAGCGCCCATACAGGTCCCAGCGGCGCAGCACCACCCGGCGCGGCAGGGCCTCGCCGCCGTGGTGGGCGCGGTCCTGGGGCAGCTCGCCCCAGACGAAATACTCGGGCCGGCGCCGGCCGGCGACGCTGTACTGCGCGCCCACCGACGGGGCGCGCGCGATCCAGGAGAGCGTGCCGTCCGCGGCCACCCGGGGGATGCCGCCGGTGACCGTGGCACCCTGGTCGAGCCAGCGCACCGCCTCCACCGCCACCACCGGGAAAGCCAGGCGCTCGTCGGTGGCGCCGCGCACCAGCACCGTCGCGAACGGCTCACTGGAGTCCATCAGTGCCACCCGGTCGCCCTCGCCCATGGCGTAGACGGGCGAGTCCGAGGGCAGGGACACCACCACGTCGCCCGACTGCCACAGACCAAACTGGGCCCACTCACGCTGCACCTTGAGCCCCGAGATCCCGGCGTAGCCATCAAGTGCCACATCCCAGGTGCGCCCATTGCCAGCGCAGGCCTGGCAGCCCGGGGCAGCCGCCCCCGAGTAGGGGTCGCGGCACGGGCACGGGTAGGAGCGGCGCCAGGCGAGCGCCTGGCCCATCTGGGCGAGATGAGCGTTCAGCCGCACGGCCGACAGGCGCACTACAGCACCCCCAGGCGGATGCCGTGAATGGCCTGGCGCAGGTGCTCGATGCGCTCGGCCAGCTGCTCGCGCAGCCGCCCGGTGTCGGTGGACACCGACTGCGACAGCCCGTCCACCGACACCGAGCCCGAGCCGGGGGGCAGGGCGTCCTCGATCACGCCGATGGCGGCCGAGCGGTAGATCAGGCTCGTCAGATCCGGCCAGCGATTCGCGACGTCGGCGAGCCCCGCGCGGTAGCGCACTCGGATCACCTGGGGCACGATGCGCCCGCCGCCGATCATGCCCAGCACGTAGGTGGACAGCGGGGCCGAGACGTAGGTCGAGCCGGTGGGCACCAGACGGATCACCCCGTACTTGTGGTCCACCCGGATCCAGTCCGCGGGCACCGTCCACACCGTGGTCTGCGGCGTGGGGTAGGCGAAGACGATCGAGCTCACCGACACGATGGGCCGCTGGCGGGTGCGGATCATCGCCCAGCCGTCGCCCCGGAAGTATTCGGGGTCGTAGTCGTAGGCGGGCTCCAGCTCGTAGCGGGTGCCCGCCGCCGCGAGCGCGTCGATCTCGGCCTGGGGCGTGCCCTCGGGCAAGATCTCGACCGGCTCGAGGAACACCCGCAGGTCGCGCTCGAGCCCCGCCTCGGCGGAGCGCAGCTTGCCCCACAGGTACTCGTCGGCGAGCGTCTCGCCAGGACGGTAGGTGGCCGCGACCTGCGCGAGACGGTCCTCGCGCAGGGTGAGCACCGCCGCCTCCCGCGCGAGGACGCTCATGGCGCTAGCGCTGGTCCAGCGTGGTGATGGCGTGCAGCGCCGAGTAGTTGGTGTCGGTCACCCCGGCATCCGCGTCGAGCTTGGCGGCCAGGGCGTTGTGCTTGGCAATGATGTCGGCCAGCAGGTCGCCCAGCTTCACGTGGGCCGTGCCCGGGGTGAGCCGGTTGAGATTGTCCTGATGGTTCCACTTGCCTGCTTCGGGCATACGTCACCTCTAGCGCTTGCGCGGGCGCGCGGCGCCCGGATCTGGGTCGGCGGGCGCGCCGGACAGAGGGTCCGGCAGATAGCCCGGGATGGACAGGAACACGGCGGCCACCTCTTCCGAGATCTCCTCGGAGCGCATCAGACCGTCGTCGGTCGGCGTGAAGCGCACGCCGGAGATCTCCTCGCTGGCATTGGGCAGGGCACAGAGCACTCGCATCGGTCCTCCTCGCTCGGACGGGGGCGGGTCGAGCCCGCCCCAGTGCCCTTACGCGAACGGCTGCCACACGGAGTTGTTGGGCAGGATGTTCTTGATCACCACGTGCTGCCGGCGCTTGCTGATGCGCAGGTAGCCGAAGAGCAGCAGCGCCCACGGCACCACCGCGGCGTTCACCGGGTAGAGCTGGAAGCGCGTCAGCGGCAGGAGCTGGCGCCAGGTGATGGCGGTGTGCCCCGGGGTAAGGTTGAGCACGAAGGCCGGCGTGGTGCCCGGGATGTCCAGGTTCTCGTCCACGTAGGTGGTGGTCGCACCGGCCACGGCGACCTTCGCCATGTAGCGGAAGTCGTTGGTGGCGTTGGTGCCGTTCTTGCGGCTGCGGTAGATGACGTAGCCGGTCTCCTGGGCCCCCGCCGAGCGGTTGATGGTCAGCGTCACCTTCTGGCCCGAGGTGACCGCGATCTGCGCGGTCTTGGTGACCGTGGACTGGCCGGCAGCGTTCACGCCCGCCACCGCGTAGTAGTAGTTGCCGGCACGCGCCGCGGTGAACTTGTTGACCGAGGTGCCGGTGGCGGCCACGCCGGTCACCGACGCCGGGGCGATGGACGCCTGCGCCGTGGCGATGGCCGAGTAACGCAGCTCGAACGGGGTCTGCTGGTCCTGGTCGGGCACGAACACGTCGGCCTGGGTGCGGATGTTGCCGTGGCTGGTGCGGATCCCGACCACCGGGGCGCCCACCTCGATGCCGCCGCCAGGCACGTCGGCCAGGGGCACGCGAAAGGCCGGGTCGAGCCCGGTATCCCAGTCGGCCTGCACCTTGGGCGACATGAAGAGATCCGTGGGCACGCCGAAGTTGCCGTAGCCGGCGATGATGGCGGCCGCGTCGTTGATGAGATTCACGCTGGCCAGGCTCGCCGCGTCGGCGTTGAGCACGTGGTCGGCGAGGTTGGCGTCGCCGGCGATCTGCTTGAAGATGCCGTCGTACTCGGTGGGCACCACCGCGCTGTCGCCGAAGAAGGACAGCACCTCGGCATCGCGCAGCAGCCGCAGGGTGCCCATCTGGTTCTCGATGGCCTCGGCCTCGACGATGCTGCTCTGCAGGGTGGCGACGTAGCTCACCTTGCACTGGGTCATCAGGTACTTCACCAGCCCGACCCGGCGCGCGTAGGTGCCGTTGGCCTCGCTGATGGTGCCGCTCTCGGTGTTGGTCGATCCGCCCGGGAAGCCGCCCTGGTCGGTGGCCTCGGTCCACTCGTCCACCGTCGCCGTGGCGTTGGGCTTGGGCAGGGCGTTGAAGAGCTTGAAGTGCTTGTTGTCGGCCAAGGTGGCCTGCAGGGTCGCGTCCAGCGATTGTACGCGGATCGCGGCGCCCCCGGTCAGCGCCGACATGTCGGTGCCGTAGCCCGCCTCCAGGGCCTTGCGCAGAGCCTCCAGGTCGCCCTGCGGCATCTCGCCGGAGAGCGTGGGACCGCGCAGGGTCTGATTGATCAGGTTCTCGAGCATGCTTGCTGTCTCCTCGTCGATGCGCGCGGCGTCAGGCCGCCTCGATGCGCTGCTTCAGGGTCGCCGGGATCTCCCGGCCGGAGTTGACGTAGCCCTCCGCCACCGCCACGTCTTCGCCGGTGATGCGCCCGGCCTTCTGGGCGGCCAGCGCCTTGGCCAGGATCTCGCGCGGGGTCTTGCCGGGCTCGGCGACCGCACCGGGCCTCTCGTGCACGTCGAGCACGGACTTGCGCCCACGCCCCTGGCGGCCGATGGCCTTGACCTGCCCAGCCAGGCTCTTGATGAGCTCGCTCTGCCGGTCGAGCGCCTGGCGCATGGCGCGCATGGCGGCCAGCGTCTGCCCCCGGGTGGCCTCGGCGGCCGCGACCCGGGTGTGCAGGGCCTTGAGCAGCGCCGTGCCGTCGTAGGCCTCGACCCTGCTGCCGTCGGCCAGCGTCACCTGGAAGGCCTTGCCGAAGGTCTCGTCGGCGTCGCTGTCGTCGTCGTCCTCGCCGCCCGCGCCGTCGGCCTCGTCGCCGTCCGGCTCGCCCTCCTCGTCGCCCTCGGGCGGGGCCCCGCCCTCCTCGCTCTCATCCTCCTCGTCGTCGCCGGCCGCGGCGTCCACCGGATAGGCCTTGTTCAGATCCTCGATCAGGGCCGCGAACTCGTCCGGCTGCCCCGTCTGCTGCGTCTGCTGCGTCATCGCGTGGTCCTCTTGCTGCGTAGATCGGTCAGGAAGCGCTCGACCCACTCGACCGCCTGCTCGCGGGTGAGCCCCAGGGCGCGCGCGGCGTAGACCGCCAGGCGCGCGGCGGACAGGCGCCCGAGCCGGCCCGCGCGGATGGCGGCGGCGAGGCGCTGGCGGAAGGCCGGGTAGTCGGCGGGCGCCCCGTCCAGGGACTGCCGGCGCAGGGCCGCGCCCCCGGTGAGCGTGGCGACGTCCGCGCCGTAGCCCGCCTCCAGGGCTTTGGCCAGATCCAGCCCCGCCGGGCCCCAGCTCTTGGCGAAGGCCGCGAACGGCACCGTGGTGACGGTGGGCACGGCCTGGTTGACCGGGGTCTTGGAAAAGCCGACGTTGGTCCAGCGCACCCGCCCGATCACCGAGCGCCGCGCCCCGCTGTCCGGGTCCACCTCGGTGCCCTTCTCGATCACCTGGCCGCCCACCGACGGATACCAGCGCGCCGGCGGCTGCAGCTCGGTCAGCGAGGCCCAGAAAGCGTTGGCGCGCTCGGCGGCCGGCCCGTCGCCCCGATAGATCTGCCCCTTGACCAGAGTGCGCCCGTCCATCACCGACACCTCGACCGGGCGGCCGATCTCGTATAGGTGGTAGTCGGCCACCCCGGCCTTGAGCCCGATCTGGGTCAGGTGGTCGAGATCCAGGTTGCCGTAGCGCAGGAAGTAGCTCGCCGACTCCTCCAGGGCCTTGGCCAGCACCACCTCGCCCTGCTGGTCCACCTGCTCGTTGGATGCCTCGAGGTAGACGAAGCGCTCCCCGCCCTCCTCGGCCAGGGTGGCCTTGAGGCAGTCGGCGATGCACAGATAGGACGTGTCGGCCTGCATGTCGCCCCGCAAACAAAAAGCCGCCATGCCGGCCTGGCCGGACCATGGCGGCTCAATCGCACTCGCCTGCTCGGGTCTATCCGGGAGGGAGGAGCACCAGGAGCCCTTTCGCTTCCGGGCTCAGGGTGGTGTCACGACATGGGGAGGGGCAAGTTGTCACCGCAATTGCGGTGGTTGAGCACCGCAGTTGCGGTGCTCATGTCGGGTGGCGAAAGAACAGCACCACCCGCTGGTGGATCTGCTGGTGCAGGGACTGAGAGAGCGGCACGTCCCCCCTGCACCGGGGGCAGACCAGGGCCAGGCCGGTGGCCTTGAGGATGACGCCGCGCGCGCGCAGCAGCGGCTCACCGCTGGCCGCCACGCTGGCGAGGTTGGCGTGGCAGTGTGGACAGGTGGCGACGGTGAGCGGGCCGCTCACGCGAGCCGGGCACGGGCCCGGGCGATGACCTGCTCCAGGCGCCCGGCCTCGGCCCCCAGGGCCTCGTAGCGCGCGGCGGCCTCGTCCGAGGCGAGCGCCTTCGGCCGCAGCCGGTCGGCCTCGCGGCGCACGCTGGCCAGCCGGTCCTCGGCCCCGGCCAGGATGCGGGCCTCGACCGCCCGGGTGTGCTCGAGCTCGTGGTGCAGGTGCGCCAGCTCCCGGCGCATGCCGGCGGTCAGATCCTCGTCAGCCATGCGGGGAGAGTAACGTCACGACGGGCCCCCGCCATCCCGCGCCCTGAGCATCAGCTCCAGCCGGGCCAGGGCGTTCCAGGCCGTGTGCGCGGCGTGGGCGAGCCCTGAATCCCGGTCCGGGTCCTCGCCGGCCGCCTCGGCCAGCAGGTGGCGCCAGAGCGCGTCGGTGTAGCGCTCCCGCCCGTCCGGCACGTGCATCCAGCTACCGGGGCTGTACTTGATTGTGCCGTAGGTGCCCACCTCGCCCACCGCGGCCAGGGCCCGGGCGAAGCCGCCCAGCACCAGCCCCAGGCGCGGCTTGCCCGCGTCGAGCTTGGCCCCGGGCTCGTGCGGGGTGCGCCCGGTGGGGTCGGCCTCGCAGATCGCGTCGCCGCGCGCGATGCCGGCCTTCATGCCGCCAGGGCGAAGAGGTCCGCCCCGCCCGCCGCCACCTGCCGCTCCTGTCGCGCCCGCCGGATCATCCCGGCGATGCCGGTGTCGTCCAGCCCCTCGAGCGGGCTGGTGAGCACCTCGCGCAGGGCATACTTCTCGGCCAGGCGCTTCCTGGCCGCCCGCTCGGTGGGGTGGTCGGCCACCAGGTCGATGAGCTCCACCTCGTGCTTCTGCCCCAGGCGATCGATGCGACCGTTGCGCTGGGCGTGCCCCTTGGCGGTGTCCGGGGTGTCGTACTGCACGAGCCACCGTCCGCGCTGCAGGTTGAGCCCCACCTGAGCCGCATCCGAGGCCACCAGGATGTCGGCCGCGGGCTCGCCCTCCTCGGGGCTGAAGGCGCGGCGCCGGGCATCCTTCTCCTTCGCCCCGTCCTCGCCGGTGACGGTGACCACCCGATGCCCCTCGCGGGTGAGACGCTCAGCAATCTGCCGCACCGCTTCGCGCGAGTGCGCGAACACCACCCCGGGTCGGCCCCGGCGCTCGCCGGCGATCTTCGTCAGGTGGTCGAGCTTGGCTGCCTGCGGGTGCTCATTCAGCACCCGCCGGTGGGCGGCATCGCGCACCATGCCGAGCGCCAGGGCGAGCCGCTTCGCGGTCGCCTCGTGCTCGGCCGCGGGCACACCCGCGAACGCCCCGGGCGAGAGCTGGCGTAGGGCCGCGACATCCACCTGGCCGCGCATACGGGCGAGCCGGGCACGGGCGAGCAGCCGATCAGTGCCCTCGAGCGCGGCCTTCTGGGCGCCGTTGACCGGCACGGTCTCCTCGCGCCGCTCGGCGCGCACCCCGGAGCCGATGCGCCCCGGGTAGAAGTGGCGCAGCATCTCGCGGCGCAGCTGCTCCTTCGCCGCCGCCGTGTCCACCCCGTAGCGGCGCAGGAAGGCATCCCGGTCCGCGTAGCGCACCGGGTCCATCTTGTGCAGGATGTCGAAGGCCTCAGAGGGGTCGTTCTTGACCGGATCTGCAGAGGCCGACACGTAGTACGGGGTCTCGTGGGCCACCGCATCCACCACGTGGGCGAGCAGGCTGCTCTGCTTGCCGCGGCGGTTCAGCAGATCGTGCCCCTCGTCCACCATCAGGTAGTCGAAGCCGATGCCCTCGCGCCCCAGGGTGTCGCGGGCCCAGGAGCGGCGCTCGCCCTCGCTCATGGCAGACAGGCGCTGGGCCATCTCGGCCTCGCCGATGCCGGCATGCTTGGCGCCCAGGTGAGCCAGGTCGTCGCGCAGAGCCTGGTGGGTGACCACGGCGAAGTGGGTGTTCGCATCGCGATAGGCGGCCAGGCGCGACTCGCGAGAGGCGCCGGGCTCGATGTGCCAGCGGTACTTGCCCGGCTTCAGGTAGCGCAGGGCCTCGCCCGCGAACTGCCCCTGCACCACCGAGGGGACCACGAACAGACCGCGCTTGACCTTGCCCTGGCCGTGCAGGTGGGTGAAGGCGCCCAGGCCGATGACGGTCTTGCCCGAGCCCACACCCTGGGCCAGCACCACGCGCCTGCCGTGCTCGATGAGCTTCACCGCGCGCTGCTGGTTGACGTACTTGCCGTCCATCGACGCGCGCCACAGGGCCACCGGCTGCCCGGGGCGAAAGTTCGGGCCCACCACCCCCATCATGCCGGCGATGGCATGCTCGGCGGCGGCGCCCAGGGTGTGGCGCTCGTCGGCGGCGAGCGGTAGCTCTTTCGCCGGCTCTGGCTCGGTCGCGAAGAAGCCCATCTGTGACTGCTGCATGGCCTCGACCCGCTCGCGAGCCGCCGCCAGCTTGTCGGACACCGCGCCGGAGGCGTAGCGCCCGGCCACCCGGTCGCGCAGGCTGTCGATGAGCGCGCGCTGCTCGGCCAGGCGCCGCTCGCGGGCCTGCGGGTCCACCGCGTCCAGGTGATCCAGGTTCCCCCGCACCACGGTGCGCCCGAGCTTCAGCGGCGAGTGTGGGGCGAGCTTGTTGTAGGCATCGGCGAAGGCCTTCGCCACCCGCCCGCGCACCAGGTCCTGCACCGCCGTGTAGGCCTGCGGCTGGCCGCCCATCACCTGCACGTAGCGGCCCCAGGTGAGCCCTGAGGCGTTGAGTTGCTCGGCGAGCTCATCGCGGCGGGCCTTCCAGGCGGTCCACGCCGGGTTGGTGCCGCGCCCGAACATGTCGTCCACCTCCCGCTCGGGCTCGTTGGCCGCCAGGTCCTCGAGCTGACCGCGCAGCTCGGCGGTCCGCGGGTCCTCGTGAGCCACGTTGGCGGCGAACCAGTCGCGCAGGGCCCGGCGCTCGCGCGGAGCCAGATCGCCCACCGGGCGGTAGGCCACGGTGCCCGCTGGCTCGTGGGCCAGCGCCCGGTGCAGGGCCTCGACTGCCGAGCGGTCCACCGGGAAGCTCTGGCGGTGCAGAGGCGAGCGCCGGGCGCCGAAGCGGTCTGCGACGAAGGCATCGGCCAGGGCCTCGAAGGCCTCCTGGTGGGCCTCGGCGCGCACCGGCTTGCCCTTGGCGTCCTTCAGCGGCGCCACCTGGTCGATGGCCGCGAAGTAGGCCGTGCGCTGGTCCTCCGGGACCTTCCGTGCCAGGTCCTGGGAGAGTAGATCGGCCAGGATGTCGGCCGGCGGATCGCCGTCCGCGGTGCGCCCACCGATGTAGTCGCGCACCGACTGCGCCAAGTCATTGCCCGGGGTGAAGGGTTCGGCGAGCCGCGGGGCCACCCCGGCTGGCACCGGCATGGCCAGATCTGGCCGGTCGGAGATCCCGAGCGGCAGCCAGCCGGGCTCGTCGCGCCGCCCCTCGATGATGTCGAGCGCCGCCCGCGCGTGCTCCAGGTCCTCGCGCGCCACCGGCCGCGACAGCCGGTCCAGCCCCGCCGGAGTGACCGAGAGCATGCGCTGTCCGGCCACCTCGTCCACCTGGTAGTCGCCATCGCCCAGGCCGATGGCGCGGGCCCGGGCGATGGCGGACTCCAGACTCGCGGTGCCCATGGGCACCTGCAGGGGCGCGTCGCGCCGGCCCTGCTTCAGGGCCACGATAAGCGCGGCGTTGGCCTCGAACTCGCCCAGGGCCACGCCCAGCGCCCGCCGGGCCTCGGCCAGGGCCTGCGCGCGGCGCCGGTTGGCCTCCTGGGCCAGGGCCAGATCGTGGCCGTCCACGGCGGCGCCCACGTCGATCTCCGCGGCCACCTGGCGCGCGGCCGCGGCCTGCGCCAGTGCCCGCTTGCCCTCCTCCTGGTAGCGCCCCACGTGCCACTGCTCGAGCGCGCCGAGCGCGTCGGCCACGTCCTCGGCAGACAGGTCCGCGTGCAGGCGCCGGGCGAGCACCTGGGCCGCCCCGGCCACGCCCAGCACGTCCACCACGTCGCGATCCACCAGCGAGGCCCCGCCCGCGGCCAGCGCCAGGGCGTTCACCGCGTTGTGGGCGCCCACGCCCACGTGCCGGCCCAGGGACTCGGCGCCGCCGAGCTTCCCCACCTCGTCCAGGAACGAGCGGGTGGCGATGCTGGCCAGGTCGTCAGCCAGCATGGACCGGATCTCGTCGTCCTCGACCGGCCGCTTGCCCACCTCCAGCACGTAGGCCTTCTCCTCTGGCACCGGGGCCTGCTCGATCTTGCGCAGGGCCTCGCGGGCCTGGGCGCGCACCTGCTGCAGGGCCTTGCTCGCCTTCAGGAGCTCCACCGCCTCGCGGGCCGGCAGCACCCTGGCGCGGTCCACCGTGGGGGCCTCGATGCGCACCTGGTCCAGCTCGCGCCGAATGCCCTCGACGGTGGCCTTGCGCCTGGCCAGCCCCTCGCGCTGCTCCTCGGGGCGCTGGGCGCGCAAGCGCTCGGCCTCGGCCCGCACCTCCTCCTCGGTGGCGCCCGCGGCCTGCGCCCGCTTGCCGTAATCGGTGGCGTAGCCCAGCCCCCGATCGGGCGGGGCCACCGGGTCGAGATCCGTAGTCGCGAGGGTATCCGGGTCGTCGGAGTGCAGGGGGATCTCGCCGAAGGCCTCGTCGCGCGCCTCGGCATCGGCGAGCAGGCGCTGGCGCTGGGCCTCGACGGACTCCTGGGCGCGCGCCAGCAGCTCGGCGTGGTGCTTGAGGCGGGCCTTGTTCTCGGCCTGCTCGGTCATGGGCCGCTCTGGCTGCCACTCCAGGTCCTCGGGCGACCAGCCCATGGCCCGGGCCACGGTGTGGATGAGCTCGCGCTCCTGGGCGCGCACCTGGGTGGAAACCGCCTCCTTCTGCTTCCTCTTGGCGACGTAGGTGCCGGCTTCCTTGTCGCGCCTCCTCTGCTCGGCCTGGCGCGCCCGGTGGGCCTCTGCTTTGGCCCTGGCCTCCTTCTTGTACTCTGCCTCGCTCCTGACCCCGCGCAGCTTGAGGTAGTTGAGCTTGCCGCCGGCACCGCCCACCACGTGGAACACGCCGGAGCCCTCCTTGGTCTCGCGGATCAGGACCGGGGTTCCTTTGGATTCCTTATCCCCGTGTGCATGGATCGTTATCCATCTCTCACCTGGTCTAAGCGCCTTATCGAGCGCCAGAGCCTCCGGCTCGTCACCGCGCCAGAGATCGATGGATACGCCCCGGGCGAGGGGCGGGTGCGCCTTGAGCAGCCCGTCCAGAGTAGCTAGACTGTGATTCGTCCGACCACTACCGGCCTCGCAAGAGGTGGTGACACCCGGGGGAGCAATCCCGCCCCCATTTGGGGCTTCAAGCTGGGGGAATGTGGAGCAAGGCCCGCTCTTCTGGAGCGGGCCTTCATTTTTCCGTCCTCCACGACGGTGCATTAGCCTTGCAACATTTTCGATGGAACGGAAATGCGCACTGCTGAAGCCATACGTCTTCGATGGCGGGTGCCACTTCAAGACAACCGTGTAATGCTCGCCGCCGACGTTGCGCTCCAAGAACAGATCGGCATCCCAATCGCGCAATCGCCGCGTCGGGTACTCGATGACTGAGAGGATGCGCCCCATCGCCTGCGCCCGCCTGGCGTCGAATACGCGCACCCCGGTCTTCTGCCTCCCGCCCGCATCCGTCGTGTAGGCGTGGTCGTTCCTGGCATCGAACCGCACCCGGATCGGGATCTCGCGCCCGCCCGAGTGCACCACCAGCGGCAGGGTCTTGCCGCCCAGGTGCTCGCGCCAGTAGGCGCTGGCGTCGTCATGGGTGGCGAGGTGCACGCTCGACGGCACGTGCGTGCCACCGTGCTGCGGCCCCCACCAGCCCTGGCCCGGGCCCTTGAGCAGCAGCAGGGCGCGCATCACCCGGCCTTCAGCAGCAGGATGCGTGCGGCCTTGCGCAGGCCCCGCCCACCGACCCATGCCGGCACGGCATGCCCCATGTCCTCCAGGTAGCGGTGAGCAGCATCGGTCAGCGTCACATCGGGCACGCCGCCCACGTCGCGCAGCACCGCCTCGGGGTCGATGCCCTTCTCGCGCGCCAGCGCCCGGAACTGCTCGATGCGCTGATAGGCGGTATGCAGGTCTGACCAATCCATGCCGGCCGCGGTCTCGGCCTGGTAGCGACCGCCGGCAGAAGGTCTGCCATCGAGCACGCGCGCATGCTCCAGGCTCTGCGCCGCTGCGCGCAGCTTGGCCGCGGACACGGCGATACGGGTGCGCACGCTCTCGGGGACCCGACCACTTAGGCTGGCAATACGGTCCTCCACCTGGGCGAGTCGGCGGGTGAGCGCCGGATCCACTGGCTGCCCGCGCGCCTGGCGGGTGAACATCCAATACTGTCGCTGCCGCTCCGCCTCCAGATTGGAGCGCTCACGCTCGGCCTCCTCCAGTGACAGAGAACCGACATCCGTCATGGTGCCAAGTGCCGCAGACGGCTGCGTTACCAGCTCTTCGGCTGGCGGTAGTGCCGGCTCGGCAGCGGGCGGTGCCCCGTCGCCCACCCCGGCCAGGCGCTTGGCATGGTACAGGGCGGCATTGGAGCGCTGGCGCTGCCAGGCGCCCTCGCTCGGCGCCCAGCGAAAGCCCGCCTGCTTGAGCTGCCGGCGGGTGGCCTCGTCGGGCTTGCCGGGGAAGAACACCTGCACCCGGTTGGCCTCCGGGCTATCCACCACCCTGGCCGCGGCGCCCTCCCACTCGCCCGCCGGGGTCGCGTCCACCCGGTGCATGGTGTCGATACGTGCCTTGAGCCGCCGGATCTCCGCGCCCATGTTCTGCAGCTGATAGCTCGGGATGCCGATGCGCCCGCCATAGACTGAGCCGTCTGGCGTCTTCAGCTTCGCTATCGTGCTCTCGGACAGGCCCATGGCGGCCAGGGCGGCGTCATCGCCCCGGCGCAGCGCCGCGTTGATGGCTACAAACTGCTCGCGTTGCCGCTCGAGCTTGGCCAGCTTCTCCTGCAGCTTGGCCACGGCATCAGGGTCGTCCGAGGAGACCGCGCTGCTACTCTCGGCAGCATCCGCCCGGCGCTCCAGGTCAGCCGCCTCCTTGCTGGCCTCGACACCGGCACGCATGGATCGGTCGATCTTCCTGATGTCGCTGCGGTGGCGCTTCTCGCTGTGATGCCCGACCAGGATGGGCTGCCCCAGCGGGATCATGTCGCCGATCTTCTTCGCCCGGTCGAAGGCAGCGGCCGCCTCGACGCGCCGCTTCTCCGCGCGCGCCCGCAGCCGCTCGATGTGGGCCTCGCGCCGCTCGGCGAAGTCCGCTCGGCCGCCGGAGCGCTGCGTCGGGCTCAGGACCGGCAGACTGGAGAGCTTGGTGACCAAGCTCTCTACCAGGTGATGCCGCTCCATCATGCTCGGTCGGATCACGTCTGGAGAACCACGCTCCCAGCCGGGCGGCATGCGCTGATCTTCGGGTACCAGCCGGGCCACACCGTGTCGGTTATCTTCGCCGGTGGGGCGGTAGTACAGGGCCATGTTTAGGTTGGCGAGGAGCTGATCCCGAGTCAGGGTGAGCACTGCATCCTCGGCGATGCGCCGTACCGCAGCCCACCTCGACTTGCTATCTTCTGGCAGAACATCGAGCCCCTGCTTTGGCAGCGGGGTGTACCAAGACGGAGTCTCCGGCTCGCTTGGTGCGGCTGGTACGGGCGGAGGCTCGCTCATCGGGCGCACCTGCGAAATCGCCGCAGTGAACTCGCGCCCCTCGGGATCGCGCAGGCGAAGCCGCAGCCCGCCGGGCAGCACCTCCGGGACGGTGTGCGGACCCTTGCGGTGCTTCTGGGCGCCGAAGGTCTCGACCTTCTGGCCCGGGGTGAACGGGGCAGGCTCGTCGTCTTCGTCCGGTCCCTGCGGGGCGGGTGCGGCCCGTGCGTCCGGGTTGACCTCGACCCACTGCTGCACCCACTTCTTGGCCGCGGTCAGGTTCTCGAGATCGTGTTTCTCGCCATGGGTGGCAAGGGTCTGCGGGTCGAACACGTAAGCGGTATATCTGCCGCCGAGCAACGGCCCGGCAAGGCGTGCCACGAGACCACCAGGCAGCTCAGTGCGCCGGTATCCGTCCGGGGTCTGCGACTCGTGATGCCACTGGATCCGGGTGCTCTCATGAGGCGTGTCGCTCTGCGCACCTGGGCTGCCATTCCCGCGCCCAGTCATCACCGCCTCCAGAGCGCGCGGATTGCTGGAATTGGGATCGTAGAGCTTCGCCTTCTTCCTGCGTCCTTTCTGGCCGCGCTTCAGATGGCCCGATATACCCGTGGAGTTCATGTACTTCTGGCGCCAGGCCCAAGCGTCCTCCCGCGACTCAGCCCAGAACATTTCCTCGCCATCATCGTTCACGATCGACCACCCCATGGGGGGGCGCGACTCGCTCTTATCCGGGGCCTTCTTGCGCGTGGCCGTGTACGGTGCCACGTAGGTGCCCTGCGGGTTCACGTAGCCCGACACCTGGACCGGGGTCTCGAACAGGTCCGCGGTCTGCTTATCGCCGCGCCGGCGGGCCTTCATGAACAGCAGTGCGCGCATCGTCATGCCCCCACGTGGCCAATCATCATCAGCTCGTCCAGATCGTACTGGCCACGCCACGGCGGGCCCCGGTCCCACTCCACCCAGCACCAGCGGGTCTCGGCATCGAAGCTACGCACCGTTCCGGTGACCCCGGTTTCGCGCAGCCCAGCGCGCCGGCAGCGTACCCGGTCGCCAGGCATCAGCGTGGTCAACCGCGCCTCTTTCGACGTGGCGCCCTTTGGTCGAACACGCGGCGCGCCACGCTCACCTCGCGCATGCGTCTCCAATAATGCGCCCACGGATACCCGACGATGAACCAGCGCACCGTGCGCTCGGCATCGGTCATGGGCATCTCGACCATGTGCAGATAGGGTGCGAACTGGTAGCTCACCGCCCCCGCCTCTTGCCGCAGTACATGCAGGCCCCGCTCCACGCGGAACAGCATACGATCAGCGCCCCGGCGATGCCGATCGCGAGCGATCCGACCATGTAGTACGCGCACTCGGTCATGTAGTTACCTCGTCAGGCGTAGGCCCGGTTGAGCCAGCCGCGCAGGAACACCTCGCGCGAAACATCCCGGGCAGCCAGGGCACGGTAGAAGCCGGCAGCCTCGGCGCGCAGCGCCACCAGCAAGGTCAGCTCGGGCGTGGCGTTGGCGGCCCCGAGTGTCATGGGCCCCAGCACCCCGTCCTCGACGATGGGCAGACCCGCCGCGCGCAGCGCCCGCTGCAAGATCCGGTGTGCCTGCTTGGCGCCCATGTTGACGGCGAGATCGAGCACCTTGGCGGCGATGAGGTCCGAGCGCAGCCGCTCGTAGCCGTGACGCTCCCACCAGTGACGGCGGTAGAGCTCGGCGGCTCGCTCGCGGGTGAGCCCGCGCACGTCGGCCGCGGTGACCTCGCCATCCAGGTCGATGTCCCCCTCGGCGCCCAGGCCCTCGAGGAAGCGCAGGCTGATGCCGTAGCGGGTGCTCCCGCCCGGATCTGCCGGGTGATCCACGTAGCCGCCCTCGTGGGCGAGCACGGTGGCAAGCGCTGGCGCGAACGCGGCCATGCTCAGGGCTCTATGCGCCGCGGATGGACGACTCCCATTCGCTCTTCCATCCTGGAAATCCGCTCTCTGATGTCGTCCAACTTGTCGCCGATCTTTTGAAATGCTGCGTCCATTGCCAAACTTCTACGCTCGCACTCCGTCACACGCTGCTCCAATAGCTGGACCCCCTTGATGCCAGAGCTGATCACCTCCCTGAAATCACGCTCCAGTGCCTCAATGCGGCCCGACAGCCGTAGATCTAGCTGCCTCCCATCGGTGCCGGTAAACGGATCCGGCCTCGGCGGATCGAGGACACGCAATGCCGCACCGCTGCCACCACCGGCCAGAGTTGACAGTACCACGACCATGGCAAGCTGCTGCAGGGTCAGGTTGCCTAGCCCAGCCACGACAGCACCTGCAGCAGCAGCAACGAGATACCGAGCCAGAGCAGCCCGATCGCAACTGCGATCCCGAAGATCTCCACCCCCACCGACGGCCGCAAGCTCATGTGCGCCCCTTCTCCGATCCGATCGTGGTCAGTGTCACGTCACGACCGGACACACCGGGAGCGTCCAGCCGCACCGGCCAGTGATACGGACAGGCAGCGCTCTCGTAAGGCGGACGCATCAGCGAGCACTGCTCACCGGCGGGCAGACGCCGCCCGGCCACGTAGCGCCAGCAGCTCGTGCGCCGCTCGCACCAGTCGCCGGTGCACAGGGTGATGTCGTGGTAGCGCACGGGCATGGCGCCAGGATCAGGTAACGTAGCGCCCCGGCGGGGTCATGCGCCGCAGGGCCTCGCCCTCGCTCATTTCCGCCCCCTCGTGGTCGAAGCGGAACAGGTCGTGGTAGGGCAGCCAGCGGCCCACGCCCACGTGGATCTCCGGCCAGTGATCCGCGGACTGGCGCCGCACCAGCGCCCCGTCCAGGTCGAAGTAGCGCACGGCCTTGCTCCCGGCGGCAGCCGCCGCCCGCTTTGCACCCTTGCTCTCGCCCATCCCGCCCAGCAGGCGCAGGAACCGCGCCCCGAACGCCTTGGCGATGGCCTGGCTCCATGCCTGGGCGTAGATTTCGCGGGCCCGGGCGTTGGCGGCGTCATAGACGGCACGTTCCTCCCGGGTCATGCGCGACTCGTCGCGCCCCTCGGTCGCCAGCCTGGCGGCGATGCTGCGCGTCTCCTCGTAGAGCTTGTGCGCCACCTCCTTGGCCTTGAGCATGGTCTTGACGTGCAGCTGCAGCTCGCCGATATGCCCGTTGGGCAGGCGCACGTTCATGAGCACGTCGCGGTAGCCCACGTCCACCGGCTTGACGAAACGGTCCTTGGGCCGCCTGGCAAGCTGCAGCCCCGCCTGCTTGAGGCGCGCGAGCAGGGGCTTGAGCTCCTTGTAGGTGTCCACCGCCAGGGTGGCACGCACCACGTCGGTGAGCTTCGACCAGTCGCCCTGGTAGTCGGCCTCGACCTTCTCCTTCGCCCGCTTCTGGCTCTTCAGCGGGGCCAGCAGCAGCACCCCACCCGGTCGGTCCAGGTCCTCGATGGCCGCGTTGAACTCCTCGAGCGATGTCGGCGAGTAAGTGCGGTAACCCAGCCGATCGGCAATGCCGTTGCCCTCATCCAGCCAGTCACGATAGTGGCGCAACGCCTCCTCGGCCTGACGGTAGAGCCCGTCGGGGTCCGCCACCGGCTGAGACGCATCCTCTGGCAGCGCGCGCTCACGCTCGTCGAAGAGCGGCTGCACGTCGCCCGGGCTCTTGGCCCGCTGCGCCTCCTCGTGCAGCTTGCGCACCTCCTCGTGCCAGCGGTCCTGACTGATCTGGCCCGACCCAAGCTGCTGGGTCAGATCCGCGTAGCGCATGCCCCGCTTCCACTTTTCAGTGCCCGCCAGGCGCCCCAGAACACGCCCGTCGGTGGCCTGGTGGTAGCCGTGGGTGACCGCGTCTTCGAGCGCCTGGTGCGGCGTGTCGAACATGTCGTGGCCGGAGAAGCCGTGCTCGTCGTAGCGCTGGATGCGGTGCTTGCCGGGCTGGGAGGCGTCCGGGAGGATGCGCGCGTAGCGCCCGCCTTCCTTGTGCTCCAGCTCCAGCCCCACCGGATCGCCGCCGTGGCCGTCCAGTAGCTCGTTCACGCGCTCGTCGTGGGCGTGGGCCTGGGCCAGCAGGTCCGCGAGATACGCTGGCCGCTCCCCGCCCTTGCGATCCACGCGCTCGGCCAGCTCCTGGGCGTGCTTGAGCCGCGCGGTCTGGTGCGGCTGCGGCCCCTCGGCCCGGGCCACCACGTCCCGGTGCAGCACCCGGTGCTCGCGCCCCTTGGCGTCGCGCACCGTGACGCCGTCCTTGCCGGCGGCCACCACCTGGCCCTTGCCAGTGCCGTCCTTGCCGCGGAACTTCACCACGTCGCCCTTGCCGGCGGCGGGCCTGCCCGGGGCCCCGCCAGGCTTGGCCCCGCGTCCGCGCTTGCCCTCTGCGGCATCCTCGGCGGTGCGCATCCAGCGCTTGGTGTGATGTCCGGCACGGTCGGTGAGATCGCGCAGCGCCAGCCCCGGCCGGTCCTTCACGGGGCCGGCCTTCACCAGCAGCAACGGCCTGGCCAGCGCGGCGCGCACGGCCGCGTCCAGGCCCTCGTCCGCGCCCTCCGGGGCTGTGCCCGGTCCTGGCCCGGGCGCGGCAGGGCCATACGGCGGCGCCACGTCGTCCGGCGGCGCCTCCAAAGAGAACCACTCCTCGCGCAGCGGATAGGTGTGCATCAGATGAGCCCTCGCTCGGCGAACGACACGACATCGAGATTGCGGTCCCCGCCCACGATCAGGTGATCGAGCACGCGCACGTCCACAAAGGCGAGCGAGTCCTTGAGCCGCCTGGTCAGCTGCTCGTCGGCGCGGCTGGGCGATGCCACCCCGGAGGGATGGTTGTGCACCAGGATCACGGCGGCGGCGTTACGCGCCATCGCCTCCCGGACCACCTCGCGCGGGTGCACGCTCGCCCCGTCGATGGTCCCGCGGAACATCTCCTGGAAGTCGATCAGGCGATGGCGGTTGTCGAGCCACAGGCAGGCGAACATCTCGTGTGGGTAGGCCCCGAGCTTCAGCCGCACCAGATCGCGCGCGGCGCCGGGATTCCCCAACTCGTCGCCCGGCACCCGCAGCCTGGCTTGTAGCTCATTTATCGCTGCCGCGATCAGCGCATCGCCCGTGAGCGCGGGGGCTGGCGCTACATCCGGCGTAGCCACGACCACATCCTGCGTAGCGGGCTCCTGGGACGGTGCGCGGCGCGGCCGCCTTGGCACCGGCGCCTCGGCTGGCCCGCCGAACAGATCCGGCGTCACCGGATCCTCGGCCTCGTGGCGGCTATCGACGTAGGGTCGCACCAGCACCGGCCGGCCGGAGGGCAGGCGCCGGGTATGGCCCCGCACCCGGGTCTTCAACAACAGCATCATCGCTTCACCCTCCGTCCAGGTCGCAGCACTCCGAATGCCTGCGCATCAACGCCCGCGACATGCACCACGCGCTCGGTGTCGTAGATCACCACGCGGGTTCCGCTGTCGCTGATGAAGTCGTGCATGGGCGCGACCTGATCGCGCAGCCGGCGGCTGGCGTCGGCCTTGGTGCCGCCGCGGATTTCCGCGTACAGCTCAGCCGCCACACGGTCGTTGACGGAGGCACGCCCGCCAGCCAAGAACCTGGCCTCCTCCGGCGACGGCATGCGCCCGAAGCGCAGGCTGTCGATGATCCGCGTCCGCCGCTCCGCGCTCACCCGCCCGGCATCGGCCTGGACGAGCTTGTCCGTCGCGTCGCGCAGCGCCGCCTCGCGCGACACCAGCCAGTTGCTCACCAGGTCCCACCCGCCGCTCGCGGCGCTGGGCACCCACGCCGAGAACCTGCCGGCCAGGTGCGCCAGGTGTCCTCGGCCGCTCGCGGCTTTGGCCCGCGCCTCTTCGATGCGGCGGATCTCGCGGTCCAGCCGGTTCATTTCGCGAAAGGCGTCCTGCCGCTCCGAAGGCGTCTCGCCAGCATCGAGATCGAACACGTTGTAGGGCCGCCCCTCGGCCCGCATCGGCTCGAAGGTGGCATCGAAGCGCCGCCGCGCGGCGGCGTGGCGCTCGCGCAGCACCGCCAGATACGGATCGTCCTGGGCCGGCGCGTCCGGGTACCGCCCCACCCAGATCCGCGGCCGGCCCGGGACCTCGCCAGGCGCCCACTCGGCAAGCCCCATGGGCGGGGGACGCTCCTCTGGCGGCAGCAGCGCCCCGAACAGATCCCGCGCGTAAGCCGGGTCCGACTGCGCCCGGTAGGCGACGATCTCCTCCAGGCCGTAGTCATCCGGCAGCTCCAGCCCGGCGCGCCGGGCGGCGGCCGCGTACACTGCCAGGGTCACGTACTGCCCATCCGCCTCGACCGCCAGGCCGGCGGAGGCCGCCAGTTCCGCCCGGTCGCTGGGCACCATCAGCTCGATCTCCAGCATGGCGCGCAGCTGTCCCTGTTCATGGGCCTGCGGCAGGGCGCGCAGCAGAGCGCGCAGGCTCTTCGCCTGGTGCCAGGCGATCTCGGAGACCCCCTCGGCAGGGCGCGCGGTGCGATAGCTGGCGCTGCTGGCGTGGGCGAGGAGCTGCTCGCCATAGGCGATGGCCGCGTCCCGCGCGCGCTCCACCGCCGCCAGGGCGGCCCCGGGGCGGCGTTCATCGCCCCACAGGTCCAGCCAGGCCAGATGCACCAGCTCGTGGGTGAGCGCCCCGGTGCTCGGGAACCGATCCCCCCAGAACTCGATGCGCGTGCCGTTGACGGTGATGGCGGCAGCCTGCCGGTACTGCGCCCGCAGCTCCGGCGGCACCGCCTCCAGGGTCGCACGGTAGACGAGGGGGAAGTCGGGCTCGCCCTCGCTCAGACCCATGCGCTGCAGTCGCCCGCTCTGCGCGCCGGCCCTGCGCTCCATCCAGGCGCGCACCGGATCCGGCAGCGCCGGCAGCGCCGCGGCTAGCTGGTCCTGGAAGGCCTCGGGCCAGGCGCCCGCGGCGGCGCGGGCCGCGAGGGCGGCGGCAAGGGCCGGGCCGATGGCTCCGGAGCGCGCAAGAGCAGCCCAGCGAGCGGGCTCGCCAGATCCGGCTCCACCCCCAGGGCCCGCATCCGCTCCCGGATCTGGTCGGCCTTTGCCTGCAATAGCGGGTCGTAGCTCATGCGGTGCGTCCTCCGGGGCTGCGAACAGGTCGAGGGTGCGGTCGTCAGGCCGCGGGCGGCGCGGCACCCGGTTGGTGTACGGCTGGACCAGCACGGGCCGGCCGCCGGGGCCGCGCCGGCTGTAGCCGCGCACATAGGCGCGCAGCAGCAGGATCGGGCGGGCCTTCAGGATGTGGTCGAGATCTGGGCGGAAGGTGCCGATGTTGCCGGCAGCGGACTTGATCTGCTCGCGAGCGAAGACGACACACACCTTCTCCGTGTACGGGTCATTGTCTGGCTGCTTGTACCGGGTCCAGTGCTCGAAATACCCGTCATAACCACGCGCTCTGAGCGCAGTCGGAGAAAGCCGCTGCACCAGCGAATATGGAGCAGGGTTCTTCAGTAACAGGTAGGCCAGCATGACGTTGCCATGCTCGCCATACTGACTTGCGGTAGTAGGTGCTTCGGTGAAGTACGCTTCGCCACCAGCAATGTTGAAAGCGGTGAAGTCGTTTGAGGTCCCATGGTACACCACCTGCGGCTCGCCGTTCTCGTCCAGGACCTTCGACACCCCCTCGCCCTTGACCGCGGCGACCAGACGGGCCATCCTGTCATCGAAGCCCACGGGCGGGTGTGGAAGTCGGGCCTGGTCCACCAGGACAGTCGAGTCCCCCCTATCGACGTGGGCTTCATCTATTTCCACGGCTGCCACGGTGTAGATGCGGCTGCCTTGGTCGACGCGCTCCATCTCCTTCACCAGCAGCTTCGCCCGCAGGACCCTGCCACCGAACGGCATGGGCGCGTCGAAGTGGTGCCAGGCAGTGATACCGGCGGCCCCATCGGCATCCGGCCGGCTCATCCGCAGGGTGGACACCTCGAACAGCCGGTCCAGGTTCGCGACAGCCATCATGTGCGCCTGCGGGGAAATGGAGCTTGCCGCAGCGCTGCCGCTCGTCATCTTCCCGAGCGTCACCCCGGAGACGGTCGCAACGTGCCCCGTCTCGGCGTTGACCAGTGGCCGGTTCAGGAACGCCTGAGCCGCCTTGCGCGCCTGGTCCGAGCCGGTGATGTCGCGCATCCGTGATGGCAGCGTGGCCGCTCGCCAATCGCCAAACCACCGCTTGAAGTTGGGCGTCCGCACCAGCACCCATTGCCGCTCGGTGAGCCGGGTCGGCTGGCCGTTGGGCGCCTTCATCCAGGCCGGAGTGCCCCGGTAGCGGGCCTCGACTTCCCGGTACTGGCGCACCGCCTCGGTGATCTCCCGGGCCGACACCTCACCGTCCCCGGCATAGGTCGCCAGCAGCCCGACCAGTAGCGGATCCTGTCCGGGAGCGGACTCCTCGGCGGTCCGAGTCCACCGCCGGGCCCGACGCCCGCGCTTGTCGGTCAGCTCGCGCAGGGATAACCCGGGGCGACCCTTGAGGGGACCGGCCTTGGCGAGCAGGAGCACCGCCTTGGCCAGCACCGGCCGGCCGCCGGGGCCGCGGCGGGTGTGGCCGCGCACGTGGGCGCGCAGGAGCAGGAGCGGGCGGGCCTTCAGAATGTGGTCTAGGTCCGGGCGAAACGTGCCGATGTTGCCGGTGGCGGACTTGGCCGCCTTTCCAGAAAAGGCGATGTACCACGACTCTTCGCTCGACTTGCTGCGGTCCCCGTAGAGGATGCCATCCGCGCCTCCCTGAATCGCCTTGTGCCGCAGCGCATCGGTCGCCGCGGGGCCGCTGTAATGGGCGGCAGCCATCTCTGTGTGCGTGGCCACGTAGGGGCTCCTGATAGCCAGAAACACCGCCTGGATATTTGCCCCCACGGGATACCATGCCGAGTCCGCTCCCTGGTCATAGCGAGCAACGGCACCCGCCCACACGCTGGCCCCGTGCACGCGCTCGCTCTCAACCCCCCGCTCACGGCCATGATGGGTGGTGAAGAAGTGCCCGAGCCTCGCGGACGCCGCCTTCGTCTGCCGCCCCAGGAACGCATCGTCGAACCGAGACAGGTCCGCCTCTGTCCCGTGGTACACCACCAGCGGCTCGCCGTTCTCGTCGAGGACCTTGGACACGGCGCCCGAGTTGACCGAGCGCCACCAGGTGGCTAGTCTGTTCTTGGAAAGCCCCTCGGCGTCTTCCCCCGGCTTTGGTTGCCGGTCAGGTTGACGAGCACCGACAGGGGCTTTCGTCTCGTCAAGGGCCTCGACAGAGGTCGCATCGTTGTCGTAGTACACGTTTCCGTCTACATCTTCCCTTAGCACCAGACGTACATAGGCTTGCTGGCCGTCGAAGTCAGCGCGCACACCGTAATGGTGGTACGCTCGGATATTCGGCTTCCTTGGGTTGGCTGCGGGATCGGACCAAAGAGGCAGTGCCAGCGGAAGCAAATCAGCAAGCTGCGGCACTACCCGCAACACTCGGCGGTCTGCAGCATGATGGGCGGTCTCCTTGAACGAAGAGACTGGGAATGAGACCTCCCGCCCATCTCGGGTAGTCGCCTTCGGTAACCGGGAATAAGCTTGCCGTGCCAACTCTCTGGCCTGCCGAACATCTGATGCGGCGGCGATAGCTTTGTCCGTAATGGCCACAGCCGGCATGGTTTGAAGCACCGTGCGACGCCCCAAGCTCTCCCAATCCCCAAACCACCGCATGAAGTTGGGGGTCCGCACCAGCACCCACTGGCGCTCGGTAAGCCTAGTCGGCTGCCCGTTCAGGGCCTTCATCCACGCCGGAGTGCCGCGGTAGCGAGCTTCGACCTCCCGGTACTGGCGCACCGCCTCGACGATCTCCTGGGCCGACACCTCACCGTCGCCGGCATAGGTCGCCAGCAACCCGGCCAGCAGCGGGTCCTGTCCAGATACAGACTCCCCGGCGGTCCGAGTCCATCGCCTGGTCCTGTGCCCCCTCTTATCGGTCAGCTCGCGCAGGGAGAGCCCAGGGCGACCTTTGAGGGGACCGGCCTTCACCAGCAACATGAGTCCCTTGCCCAGCCGCCGGCTCTTGCCCGCGGCGCGAATGCAGGCATGCACCGCGTCGGCCTCGGTCCCGCCCCGGGCCAGCACGGCATTGGCGGCCACCGTGCACCTGCGCCGGGCACCAGCATCCCAGCCCCGGGCCGGCGGCGGCACGTGCTCGGGGTAACTCCAGGGCATCAGCCGATCTCCCCGGCCAGCAGCTCGTCGAGCCAGCGATCGAACTCGGTGGGCACCCCGGGCACGGCCTGCGGCAAGGCAAGCCACCGGCCCCGGCAATTCGGATGCACCACGCCCGCCGGCACCCACCAGCGCTCCTCGGGAGCGCGCTCGACCAGCGTGTTGCCCACGCGCTTGCGCGGGCTCGCCGAGCGCCCGACGTTGCTCTTTCCCGCCCACACCTGGGTCGCACCGTTTTTGTCCTGGGCGCTGGGGCTGACCACCTCGAAGACCAACCCGTGGATAGCGCGGCAGAAGGCGCAGGCCCCGCTGTAGGCCTCCACACGCTTCAGGCGCGCCCCGGGGGCGTGGGCGGCCACCAGCCCCTCGTTGGCGGCGCGCCCGGTCTCGGTGATGGCGATGCGCCGCCAGTCGCGGTTGAGCTCGGCGAAGCCCTCGACCAGCCGCTGGCGCAGCGCCGTCCAGGTGCCCGCCGGCATGCCGAGCACCATGGCCTCCTGGTGCTCGATGACCGCCAGCGCGATGCGATGGCGGGCCGCCGCCCGCAGATCGGTGATGAGCTCCGCGGCACGGGCCCGGGCGAAGTCGATCACCGCCGCCTCGATGCCAGTCAGCCCCGGCGGCAGATCGTCACGCGCCACCGGCAGCAGGGCCGTGATGGCGGCCGGGGCCCAGGTACCCCGCTCGCGCCCGGCCATGGCCGCCTGCACCTTGCCGGCCAGGGCCGCGCGCACCGCCAGGTAGTCGGCCTCGGTGCGAATCACGTCATCCGGCAGATAGGCCTGCACGACCCACTCGGCGAGCAGCAGCCAGTCCTCGAGCGTGTAGCGCTCGACCGGCAGCCCGGCCAGGCGATCGCCCACCGCCGAGAGCCATTCGTGGCCGCGGCGGGTCCAGGCAGCCGGAGCGGCCTTGCCCAGCTCGTCCCCGGCGGCCATGTCCAACACCCGCAGCAGGCGCTCGAGCATCCTCTGCAGGCGCGAGCCGAGGGCATGCGCGACCTGCTCCACGTGCCGCACGATCCACGGGTTGTCGTGCGGGGCGTCGAGCCCGGCGCCGTCAGGCGGATCGGCCAGGGCCTTGTACAGGTGCTCGAGGGCGTGGTCAGTGCAGCCACAGGAGACCTCGCCCAGATCGAGCAGCAGGCGGCCATCCGGACCGCCTGCGGCAGGCTGGACATCGCCAGCAGCGTGCGTCAGGGACACGGGCTCACAGCCACCCGGTGGACCAGTCGTAGGCCAGCGCCGCCTCGAAGCTCTGCGCCGCCGTCACCGCGTCCTTGTGTCGCCCGGCCACGCCGGCGATGGCCGCCTCGCGGTCGGCCAGCGCGCGGTAGGCGGCGAGCACACGCGCCACCAAAGCGGCGAGCCCGATGTTGCGCGCCACGGCCTCGGCGGCGAGCAGCGGGGCCTGCGCCGGACCCGGGTTGGCCTGGTAGGCCAGGGCCTCGGCACGCTTGACCGCCCAGAACGCCATCTCGGCCGGGGTCACCCCGCGCACACCGGCCTCGCGCCGCTCGGCCGCGCGCGCGTCGATGGCGGCGTGGATCTCGGCGCGGCAGTCAGCGAGCGTGTAGCCGTCGATGATGGCCTGCACCGCCACCTCGTCGGAGGCGATCCAGGCGCCGTTCTCCTGGCGCAGCCAGTGCCCTGCCTCGGCGATGCGCGCGTGCAGTCCCGGCCCCTTCTCGGTGTACTCGATCATGATTTGCTCTCCTCTATGGCCAGCCGGTGGACCAGTCGTAGGCCAGCGCCGCCTCAAAGCTCTGGGTGGCGCGCACCGCGTCTTTGTGACGGCCGGCCACACCGGCGATGGTGGCCTCCAGGGTGGCGAGAGCCTGGGCGGCGGCCAGCACCCGCGCCACCACCGCGTCGAGGGGCACACCACGCGCGGCCGCCTCCACCGCCAGCACCGGCGCCGCCCCCGCCATCGGATCTGCAGCATGCGCCAGGGCCTCGGCGCGCTTGACCGGCCAGCTCGCCATCTCCGACGCCGAGACCCCGGCGGTGGCCGCATCCCGGCGCGCCGCGGCGTGCGCGTCGATGGCCGCGCAGATCTCCGCCTGGCAGGCGGCGAGCGGGTAGCCGTCGATGATGGCCTGCACCGCGGCGTCGTCGGAGGAGATCCACACGCCGTCCTCCTCACGCAGCCAGTGCCCGGCGGCGGCAATCGCGCCATGCAGGCCGCCACCCTTCTCGCGATACGTGATCATGCGGAGCGTCTCCAGAACACCATGGGCGTGGCGACCGTGCGCCGGCCGCCGCCGGACGGAAAGGTGGATGGCAGGGCGCCATAGGTCTGCGCCACGGTCAGCGCGGTGGCCCCGGTGGCGGGCAGCGTGGAGTCGGTGCCGAGAATGGGCGCCGTCCACACGTTGTTGGACCCGCGAAACGTAGGCGTACCGGAGGACAGCAGCGCGAGCCAGTAGAGCCGGCCGCCGGCCAAGGCCTGACTGATGGTGAGCGACTTGACCCCGGTGGTGCCGGTGTCGACCGCGCCGGCATCGAGCACCAGGGCGGACGGATACCAGGCGGCGAGGCTCGTGGCCGCATAGATCCCGATCCTGGTATTGGTACTGGATGCCGCGGTGGTCACGTTGATCGCCAGCCGGTCCAGCGTCATCGCCTCGGCCACCCACAGCGGCAGCGCGAACAGGGTGTTCGCCACCATGGCCCCGGTGGAGGTCGCGAGCCCGCCGGTGATCACCCCGGCGTTGTACCAGCACTCCAGCGGGCTGGTGCCGGCCTGGTGCACCCCAGCCATGGACAACCGTCCGATCAGTGGCGCCAGGATGTCCATCAGGCGGCCAGCCGGAAGAAGACCTGGGGCGTGGTGCCGGAGCGCGGTGCGCCGCCGGACGGAAACGTCGCGGGCAGGGCGCCATAGGTCTGGGCCACGGACAGCCCCTGCGCGCCCGTGGTGGGTAGCGTGCTCAGCACCCCCAGGACATCGACCGCCCAGGCAAGATTCGTGCACCGGAACCAGGCGCTGCCGGTTGCGTTCTTCATCATCGCGAGCCAGTACAGCCGGCCGCCGGCCAGGTTCAAATTGACCGTGACCGACTTGACCCCGCTGGTGCCCGCGTCCACCTCTCCGGCATCGAACAACAGCGCGTCTGGGTACAGGTTCCCAGTAACGGCCGCGGTGTAGACCCCGAACCGGGCCAGCGCACCCGAGGCGCCTGTGCTCACGTTGACCGCCAGGCGGTCCAGCGTCATCGCCTCGGCCACCCACAGCGGCTGTGCGAACAGGGTGTCGCCGGCGACTATGACCTGCGACGAGTTCAGCCCGCCCACCAGCGCACCGGCGTGATACCAGGCCTCCAGCGGGCTGGTGCCGCGCAGGCACAGCCCGCGCATCGAGTCGATCAGACCGGCCGCCGGGGCGAGCAGCTCCACGGGCGCGACCTCAGCCCAGCACCACCACGCGGTAGGCGTTGCTGGCGGGCGCGGCGGCGAAGCGCACCACCACGCTGTTGGTGGTGTCGCGCTCCACGTCCACCAGCACCGTGTCGTAGGGCGCGCTGTTGCGGTACACGGCCACGTGCGCGTCGCGGGTGCCCAGGTTGTGGGTCACCGTGTACTGGGTGGCCGCCCCGTCGCCGATGGCCGCCGCGTAGAGCCGCTTGGCGTTGCTCCAGGTCTTGAGCTTCAGCGGCGTGACGATGCGCGCGTCGTCCGTACCTGCGTCGGTCTCGGCCTGGGTGGCCAGCTCGGCGATGCCCGCGCTGGTCTCGGAGGCGGAGCCGGCCGCGGTGCCGAAGGTAGTCCAGGCCACGCTGCCCGAGCCCAGGGTGAAGTTGACGCTGGTCTGGCGATAGGTGGCCCCGGCGCTGGTGCCCTCCTCCACGGTGACCACCGCCTGCTCGAGCTCGGCGGCGGTATCGCAGTCGAGCGCCCGGCTCATGGCCACCGCGGCCCCGTTCCACAGGTAGATGCCGTTCTCGGCCTGCGCGGTCTGCGCGCGCACCAGCACCCGGTCGCCCGCGCTCATCGTGATGCCGTCGATGGTGGCGCCCGGGCTCGACAGGTTGAGATTGCTCTGGGTCGCCACGCGGCAGGAGTCCTTCCACGCCAGCCCCTCGACCGCACTGTTCAGATCCGCCAGGCGAACCGCGTCATTGGCCGACACCGGGGCGGCCAGACCCGTGATCTTGGCCACCGTCCCCAGGTCCAGGTCCTGCAACACCTTCACGCTCATCGCTCGCTCCTATGCCTGCACCAGCGCCGTGCCGCTCGTGGCCACGGCGAAGTAGATCCGCGCCTGGTCGGCGCTGACATGCACCACCTCGGCCAGCACCTGCGCCCCGCCCACGTACACCTCGACCGACGGCACGATGCCGAGGTTGTGGTTGACCACCCACTCGCTAACCGGCACCGACTGGGTGTGCACGTGGATGCGCCCGCCCGCCCCCGCGGGCCCAGGGGGCCCCTGGGTGCCCACCTCGAGCACGCGCAGGCGCTCGGCCTCGCGCACCACAGTGCGGGCGGCCGGTACCACCACCAGGTCGGTCACCGGGTCACCTCGGGGCGCACCGTCACCCGCCCCTCGGTCAAGCGCGTCACCGCGCCCCCGGGCGCCACCAGTTCCAGGTCGTAGACCCCGGTGCTCCAGGTCAGCCCCGCCGTGGCTGCCGCGTCCAGGCCCGGCGTCACCGTACCGGCGGCCCCGCCCAGGGCGATGCCGCCACCGGCGCTGGTGAGCTCCAGCAGCACACTGGTGTGCGCGTGGCTCGCGCGCACCTGCAGCCGCGCGCTCCAGCCGGTCAGATCCACCGGCGCCCCGTCGGCCTCCCAGGTGAGCGGCACCGTCCAGGTGGCGCCTTGCTCGATCACCAGGTCCAGGCGCGCGGCGCTCATGGCTCGATGCGATACACCGACAGGCCCGGGGCCGGCGGGCGGAAGGCCTTGCCGAAGTCGCGCCCGCCCTCCTCCTGGCCCCCGCCAGAGCCGCCCTCGCCCGCCCCCTGGCCGAAGTCGCCCCCGGTGGCCCCGGCCCGCCCCTGCGCGCCCTGCTGCATCTGCATCCATGGGCCGAGCAGGGAGGGGTTGACGGGAGCGTCGCCGAGCGGGCCGTCGAGCCGGTCGTAGCCCTCCTCGGCGCGCAGCTCGTTGACGGTGAGTACCAGGCGCGCGCGCTCGTCGCGCCGCGCGTCGTCCTCCTCCTCGAGGCCAGCCCAGCGGAACACGTAGCGATCCGATGCCTCCACGTGGGCCCCGGCCAGCACGTGGTCGGTGAGCAGCCCCTCGAAGTAGGCGAGCAGCGGCCGCAGCCCCTTGTCCTTGGAGTCGGCGAGCTTCTCCACGGTGTCGCTGCCGGAGAGCGAGCTGCGCCCCGCGGAGAAGCTCTCGAAGTTGATCTCGTCCGGGCTCATGCCGTAGACGGCGCAGATGATGCTCGTCAGGAACGTCATCCACTTCGAGAAGTACATCTCGTTGTACTCGACCCCGAGACGCTCGAAGCTCGCCTTGCTCTGTGGATCGGTAGACTCCAGCACCGGCAAAGCCCAGGCGTTGCTGACGCCGCGCACCATGGAGTTCCAGTAGCGGCGGAAGTTGTCCCTGTCGTCACCGCTGTAGTTCCCGACCAGGTGCAAGATCCCGCGCGGGATGCTGTTGTCGTCGAAGCCCTTGATGTTGAGGGTGAGCGCGTTGAGAAAGCCGGTGACGACGCGGATCAGCAGCTCGGTCTCCGACTGCCCGTAGCCGCCCACGCGCACGTCGGAGCGCACGTTGCGCGGCACGTACACGAGGTCCTGGTGGGTGTAGGCGGTGCACACCCGTCCCTGCACCACCTGCACCGCGAACACCGCGTCGTCGCCGTGGTAGCCCTGCTCGGTGCACAGGCGGATGGTCGCCCCGTCCACCGCGTACAGACCGTCGATGCCCTTGCCGTCGCGGCGCCGCTCGGTCTCGATGGCGGCGGCATCGAGCACCAGGCTGTCGCGGGTGAGCTTGGCCAGGAACGCGCCGAACGGGTCGCGCTTCAGGCGCTGGCGCTGTTGCGTATCCCGCTCCCAGCCGCAGTGCGCCAGGAAGCGCGCGAGCTCGTCGATGACGCGCTGCTCGTCTGGGGTGATCTGGTGCTTGAGATCCCGGTGGCGCACCACGAAGCCCGGCCCCCGGCTCTGCTCCTGGGGATGGCAGAAGCGCTGCACCTGGCGCACCCTGGTGAGCACCACGGCGGCGAGCACCGGGGTCTGCTCCACGATCTGGCGCAGCGCCTCGAAGGACAGCGCCGCCGGGCGCTCGAAGTAGTCGCCGTAGGCCAGCACCTGCAGGTGGTCGAGCAGCACCGACTGCGGGCCGCGGCGCGCGGGCTCCGCCCGGCCGGTGCCGGGGAACGGGATCACCCGGGCGCTCTTGGCGAGCGCCGCCTCCTGGTGGCGGGCCTCGATCTCGCGGTACAGGGCCATCACGTCGGCCGGCGGGATGAGATCCGAGGCGAGCGGCCGGTGGCGGCTGGCGAGCTCGGCCTGGGCGTCGAAGCGCTCGGGCCCGGGCGCACCGGGATCGAAGGCGACACGGCCGGCCTCGTCGCTCATCGGACCAACACCATGTCCGCCAGGCACTCGTCGGCCACGTCGCTGAGCGCCAGGTCCGCCTCGCGGGCCAGGGTGTAGAGCACGACCGGCAGCAGCACCGCCTGCACCAGGCAGGCGCCCAGGGCGCCCGTCAGCGCGACCCCGGCGAGGCCCAGCGCAATCAGCCGCGTCTGCGCCCGGCGGGCGTGGACGCAGCAGGTCAAGGCAGCCACGATGCGCGCGATGTCAGGGGTGCCCGGCATGCGCCGAGCGTGGCGTCACGACCTCACCAGATACAGGCCGCAGGCCGGGTCGTCCGCTCCTACCAGCACCCCGCGCTCGGCGCACCGGCCAGCGGCGCAGGCCTGGCAGGCCCCGCAGGTGGCGCGCTCCGCCCGCCCCTCGGCCAGCGCCC